ACCGAAGACTTCTTCGTGAAGCTCTCGGATGACGTCGACAATCTCTTCGTCGAGGCCGTCAACCTCACGAACCCGATACGCCAACTAGCAGGCTCGGGTCAGTGATGTCGTCAGCCGTTGCGCGCCGATAGTCGTTCTTCCAGACGCACACGCCATTGGGCTGGGACGCGAAGTAGCTGTAGCCCACTTCCAGTACGAGCCCGTCAGGCGTCACACGGAAGCGATGGGACCCGTTGCGCTCAGACGTCATGGAAGTTGGTCTCCACGGTGACCGTGTTGCTACCACGGGACACCGTCTTCACGATGACCACCTCGTCGATGCCGTAGCGCCCGCCTTCGTCCTGCAGATACTTGCGGGCGTCGGCCTGCGCAGCTTCCTTGGTCGCGAAGGGGCCCGCGAAGGCGCGCTCGTCCGTGCACAGATGCCAGAACTCACCGAAGGTCACCATCGAGCTTTCGCCCTCGATCACGGCGTTGTGGGATTGGATGTCAGTCATTTGCGCTCCATAGCGTCGGCCAACGCCTTCATCAGGTCGTAGGCTTGTCCTTGGGTCACCTCGACCACCTCAGCGGTGTCGCGGCCTGCCCATTCCTGTCGGATGATGATTGTCTCGTCAGCCTTCTTGCCGTCTCGGCTCCACCACACCTCGACCAACGGGCACCCGGGGCGCTTTATGCCCCCGGGCGTCATGGCGTTGTCTGCGTCGATGGTGTAGCTGGTGCCGTGAGCGTCAGACGTTCGCTTCACGTTGAGCCAACTCTTGAAGTTGAACCTCTTCACCGCTTGGCCTTCAGGACTTCATGCAGCATGCCGCTGGCATTGAAGAGGACGGCGCACAGTTCGGTTTCGAGGTCCTTCACGATGGTCTCCCCACGGACAACCTCGGTCACCGGGAGGCCCCTGTGGAGCTTCCAGACGCTGAAGAAATGCCGGAACAGAGACTTCATGTAGGCCACGACCGGGATGCCAAGCTGCCAGTTGTCGCTCTCGCGCATCGAGCCATCAGGCATCTTGCGCGCCTTGTGCATGTGCTCGGCGTAGCGTTCGAGGACCAGCGGCGACAGGAAGCCTTCGAAGTCGAGCTTGTTGGCGTCGAGGTCTCGGGTTGCCCCGGTGCCGAACTGGCGAACGCCCTTCTCGGTCTGAGGCATCAGGTCGGAGCCACGAGGGCGGGCCGCAGCTTCGTTAGCTTCCGTCCACGCCTTCTCGGCGGCAAGCTGCCTCGCCTTATTCATGGCGTCCTCTTTCTTTTGCCAGAGGTCGCGTTCGTATTCGTTCGAAAAGATCACTTGATTACTCCCAACGCACGCAGCGTCGTCAGCGTGTTCGCGGCGCTCGTATGGACGATGTAGATGCCACCAGCCTTCATCCACGCATCGCGATTGACTGCGCGGTCGTCGATCAGGATGTCACCGGGCTTGCAGAGCTTTGGTTTGTCCTTGGTCTGACAGGTATGGACCGTGATTGGGTCAGAGCCTGTGGAGCGTTCGAACGCACTGATCCATGAGCGCTTCTGCGTTGAAACACGCTCACCGTTCTCCCGTGGAAGCGCAGTGAGCACCTCGGGGTTCAGATGTTTGATCTTGGCCCACAGGTGACGTGCGTCGCCCATCAGCGGAAGGTCGAGGAAGAAGTCCGGGTGGCGGTTCAACTCTTCCCAGAACTTGTCGGGGCCCCAGATGAACTCGTACTTGTAGATGTTGTTGGTCTGGAGGATGGCCTCGGCCGACTTGTCGAAGTCAGCGAGAACGCCATCCATGTCGACGTAGAGTTTCAAAACGTAACGCTCGCTGTCAGGACCGCAGCAGCAGCCCAATAGATGGTCTGGCGGAGATCACCAGAGAAGCCGTAGACAACCGATGACCCTACGCTCAGCAGGATCATCAGCGACGGCATTATGATTTTGGCATCGATCATTCACGGAGCTTTCGTTTAGTGAACAAACCGACGTGCTGCGGGAATTCCCGTTCGAACTTACGTGCGTAATACGCGGCGTATTGAGACGAGACCTTGTAGTCTTCGTCGGCAAAACGCCGGATCACGCTCTCATATCGAATTCGGAACAGAACCAAGCAAGCTGATGTGTGTTGGTTTCCAGCAGCAACAATTTCAAACGTGAATTTTTTGAATTGCTCCCAGATGTCAGGATGCTTGGCGTCGTACTCCGGGAATTTCTCTTCCCATTTAGTGGCCATTAGGGCTCCACAGGATGGGTTCTTTCTTCTTGTTGTCCCAGTCGCTCCAACGAAGGATGCGAGCCAGCCGCGCCTGTCGGAGAGCATCGACCTCAGTCAGGCCAGCCTTGGCGTACAGCGAGACCACACCAGCCCAAAGGTCATCCGTGGGCACCTCGTTCCACCGCGTCTCCACCTCGCCCTTGCGCTTGCCGCGAGCCATCGTGTGCTCGTACGGCGTGGCGATGTAGGGCGCGTTGACGAAGGCTTCTGCGGTGACCATGCCGACCCCGGGGCACCCTGCGTATCCATCAGTGATGTCGCCCGCGAGCGTCTGCATCATGTGGAAGCGGTTGGCCTCCTCCTCGGTCACGGTCACAAGGTCGCCCTTGCGCCATACCTGGGTGGGGATGGTCTGCATGTCCTTGTCCTGCGAGACGATGATGCGCTGGGTGTCCTTCATCGGCATGGTTGCCAGCACGCCCATCACGTCGTCGGCCTCAAGGCCTACGAAGTTTTTGCAGTTGTAGGCTTGCTCGACTTCTCGGCGCATAGTCGCGTAACACAGAGGCTTGCGAGAGTTCGCCCGATTGTTCTTGTAGGTAGGATCAACACCGAACCTGAAGTTCGCCTGCTTGTCCTCTTCGAAGTTGAAGTCGGGAGTGGTGGAGAAGCAGAGGAAGTGCTCACGGGTTTCGAAGCGCTCAAAGAACCTCTCGATCATTTCGTCGAAGACCTGACGGGCCTTCCCGGGGGACGAGGTGAGCACGTGGATCGGAGGCTCGCGCCAGTCGACCTCACCCAGCACCACGTTCCATTTGGTTTCATGCTCGACAGCGGCGGTTGCCTTGAACAGCATTTCGTCGCCGTCGATCAGTAGGAGCTTCTTCATCAGTCGCGGACGCTCTCGGCGTAGGCCGACCAGTTGGCCACTGCGTCCTGCAGGGCCTCATAGTAGTCCGCAGCCTGATCAGCGATGATCTCCTGCACGAGGGTGTCGGCCTGCGCAGGACGCGCACGAGCATCAGCGACACCCTTGAGATAGCCAGCGTCCCATGCGGCGTCACGCACGGCTTCGACTTCACTGACGATGGTTTCGATTGACATTAGTCGTCCTTTTCGTTGAGCCACACGAGGCCCTTGCTGGTAATCAGCCACGTCTTGGCGAAGCGTTGAGCGCCCACCTTGGTCGATATGAGTTGCAGAGACGCAGCCATCGCAATGACGTCTGCTTCCTTGCGAGCGAGGTCGCTCTTGACCCGCACGTGCTCCCGCTGCACTTGGCGCAGGAGACGTAGGAGACGCCCTGAGGCGTCCCCTGTGTCTTCAGTGAGTGTCTTCCCACGTGTTGCCGACGACGAACTTGCTGTCGAGCGGGACACGGAGGCCGTACGGGACGCCCGCTTTACGCGCGCAGTCGACGATGATTTTACCGATTTCTTCTTCAAGGCCTTCTCTTACGCAAAGCTGGACTTCGTCGTGCACCCAAAGCACGAACACGAAGTCTCCAGCCCACGGGTCATCCCAGTTGTAGGTGTATCGCCGTTCGAGTTCTTCGAAGGCGCTGGCAACCCATTCCTTGCAGACGATGGCTCCGGCTGACTGAATGAGGAAATTGAGTGCACTATGGTCAGACCGAATTGGGATGATCCGACCATCGAGACCGATGACGCGATTGCGCTTGCCAACCTGCTCAGAGAGCCGATCCTGCAAAGTCTTGAAGCCTTCGATGCGAGTTCGGAAGCTTCGGCGTACCTTCTTGCCCGCTCGGCGTAGCTCATCCTCGCCGGGGTTCTCGGTGAAGAACTTGGCGTAGACTGCAGTGCCTTCGGCTCCACAGCTTCTCCTCGCGTTGAGGAGAGCTTCGTAAATGATAGAGCCAGCCTTCTCGTCTCCGCACCCGTAGATGTAGGCATAGATGAACCTCTTGCTGCCGTCCTCACGGAGAACGGTGTGGAGTTGGTTGGCTTTGTCACGCTCACCTTCAGCGAGGCCCATGACGACCGCATGGAGCCAGTGAGGATCACCGCTGATGACCGTGGTGCAATACTTGCCGCCGTCGAGCGGATGCAGGTAGTGCGCAAGCCCACGAAGCTCTAGGCCCTCTTGGTCAGCGCCTAAGAATTTCCAAGGCACAAGCTTCCCAAGTTTGCAGCTTGCCAGACCTGTCCCGTGGTAAGCCGTTGGGGAATGCTTTGTGAATAATCGTCTGAACTCGTGCCCGTATGGCTTCTTCGCAGATGGTACCTGTCCCAAGTTTGGGAACATGTGTGCCGCGCGGGACGTAATGGTGCCCATCGGATTGATGACGCCGTGAATGCATCCGTCCTCCTGCACGCTGTCGATCAGCGGATACTTCGAAGACTTGCCACCAACGAGTTGCGACAGTCGCTTGTTGACCATCAGGAGCGTCGGCAGTCCGTCCATATCGGGGAACAGGTTGCCAATGCTCTCGATGACTTCTTCGTCCATGGCTGGCTTGCCGCCATCCGTGAACTTCGTTGGTCGCCATCCCTGCTCGATCAGCTTCTTCGCAAGGTGGTCACTCGAACCCGGGTTGAACTCAATCTTCTTGAGCTTGGTGCACGGATAGCCGACGAAGGTCTTCACCTTGCGAGTCTGCACGACACCCTTTGCGTTGACGACAGGATTGCCATCGACATCGAGCTTGGGCTCCTCGGTGATTGTCTCGTCACCCCAGTAGCCCGGGTTCGACCATTCCCAATCGCCATTCTCGTCCAGCGTAGCGACCGCAGGCTTGCGGTTCGGCTGCTTCGGAATGAAGAGGGACTTGGTCGGATCAGGGCTCACTGGTTGAAACCAGAAGCCGTACTTCTCTTTGAGCTTCGTCTCGATGACGTGCTTCTTCCCGACCAGTTCGGCCTGAAGCTCACCAGCGGCCTGAAGGTCGAAAGGCACGCCCGCAGTGTTCATGGCATCGCACACGCGGGAAATACGATGCTCAAGGTCCAACGGTGCCTGCGGATAGGCGTCGGGATTGAAGTGCTTCCACATATCGTGGTTCGTGAAGCAGTCCTGCCCCATGTAGTCGAACATTTCTTCGTTGAACTGTCCCCACACGAAGTTCGCAATGTCACGCGGGTTCTCAAGGCCAAGCTCACGAGCTTTGGCTTCCATGATTTCCGCGTAGTCGCCCTTGGGGTTGCCGAGGCGATGGCCCCACGCAGCGACGCTGTGCTTGCCTTTGTACTTCGGAAGGAGCTTGCCCGCCTGCACTAGGTTGATGTCGGTCGCTTTGATGTTCGGAAACATCGTGCGGCTGATGACCATCGTGTCGCTGATCTTCGCTCCAGGTTTGGGTCGCCAACCCTTTCGGCTGAGTTTCTTCAACAGAGGGATGTCATGACGAATGATGTTTTGCCCAATCAGTTCGTCAGCCTCTGCCAGACGGGCACAGGCTACGCCCACTTCGGCGGGGCGGTAGCCTTGGTATTCTCCTGTTTCGATATCAATGATGCCGATGCAGTGGATACGGGTTGCGTTGGAGAGGAAGCCGTTACTCTCCGTGTCGAATAGAAGTCTCACTATTCCCCTTAAGGTAAGTGATGGCGTTGTTGAGCGTAGCTATGTTGTCGTCTACGTGCCCCAGCATTAGGTTGCATGGGTGGCATAGAAGGCCTCGAATAGCTTTGGTGCGGTGGCAGTGATCCACCGACCAAGTGTCTCGGTTATTTCCCGGCTCTGACTTCCGGCAGATGGCGCATTTGAAATCTTGTGCTGCCAACATGTCTTCGTAGTCTTGTAGCGTCAGCCCGTGCTTGTGTTTGAGGTTACGCGCTCGATACCAGCTAGACGGACGCTTCAAAACTTAACGTCCTCTCCTCCTTCGTGCGGATCGAAATCGGGTATCTCCTTGCTGCGGGTCGCAACCTCGTAGCAGCCCTTCGCGATGTTCCACTTGATCAGGTCGGCCTCACCAGTCTCTCCGGTGATGCGGCACTTCAGTGAACGTATCTGCGCGTAGAGCTTGTCGTCCTCGTCCTGCTGATTACGTTCGAGGGCGAGCACGTTGAACGACAACTGCTCCAGAGACGCGGAGCCACGAAGGTCGTTGAGGCTGATCTGGTCGCCGCCGTTGAAGTCTTTGCCACTCGACCGCTTCAGATGCACGATGGCGATGACGCCAACACCAGTTTCCTTCACGAAGGACGCCAGCTTGGTCATCAGGACGTCGATGTCCTTACGCTCGTCCATCGTCTCAAGTCCCGAGACGACGATGCTGATATGATCTAACACAATGAACTGACAGCCCGAGGCCGCCATGTAGCGCATCATGGTCAGCAGGCGGTCGCTCTGCAGCGAGCCGAAGTGGTCGTAGAACATCATCTTGTCGTGGACGACTGCAGCGAGCGCTGCGTCCCACTGGTCGTCACTGATGCTCGCAGGGTTCGCTATGAGGCTCTTGAGGGGCACACCAGCATGCAGGGCGCAGTAGGCTGCGACCGAGGTGTCGTTGTCTTCCTCAAGATAGATGTTGCCAATCTTCGAACCATGTTCCACGCGCATGTGGTAGGCGATGGCGCGAGCCAGTGTTGACTTGCCGATACCGGAGCCAGCGCAGAGGGTGGTGATCTCCGCAGGGCGCAGCCCCATCCACATGCCGTTGAGCTTGGGATACGGAAGGTCGAGGCCCTTACGCTTGCCCATGGCGGTCTTAAGGCGCTCACGGGAGAACTCGCTGCCCTCGACGATGCCATCAGGCCTGAAGGGCTTTGCGTCCCAGTAGGCTCGGATGATCGGCGCAGGGCCGTCTTCCAGCAGGGTCGCGTTAGCGTCCTTACCTGGAACGGCCATGATCTTGACGCGGCCGACCGGCAGAAGCTCGCAGGCTTCCTTGAGGGCCTTCTGTCCCGGCTCGTCGTTGTCGAAGCAGAGCACGATATGGTCGAAGCGTAGGAGCTTCTCCCAACTCGCGAGCAACGCCTTCTTCGCGGAGCCTGAGCCGTTCGGCAGTGAGCCAGTCGGATACTTGTTGTCGAAGACTTGCGAGACCGACATGCGGTCAATCTCGCCCTCGGTGATGACGACCGTCTTGCCCTTCGCGGGCCACGACCAGTCACCAATGATGCCACCGTTGTTCTTGTAGACGCTTTGACCCAGCCACTTGAACTGCTTGTCGCGCGTTCGGGTCTTCTGGTCGATCAGCTTGCCGCTCTCGTCCTTGATTAGCTGGACGTGGACTGGCGCGCCATCACGGAGCTTGCCAAGGCGATAGTCGCACTTGCGCATGGTGTCTGCGGTGATGCCCCGCGCGGTGAGGGCCTTGATCTCGGTGTCGATAGGCGAGAAGCCTTTGGCGACCGTCTCTTCCTGAGGAGCCTTGGGCTCATGGCCGTTACCAGCGAACTTCGTCGGATCATTGCAGCTAAAGCACCAGCTTCCACTTCCGTCGTCATATGTAGCGAACGCATCCGAAGACTGTCCGCAGGGGCACGGCCCCTTAGTGCAACTCACTCCATAGCCTCTCTAAGAACTCTCTGGTGCATGCGTAGGCGATCACAGCGATGATCAGCCAAGCAGCGACTGGCAACCACGGGAGAACCGTGGCTGCCGTATTTGCGATTGCGAGGTCCAACGCTTATCGGACCAACTGATAGGAGGCGTACTGGCCGCCGACGCCATCGGTCTTCATGGTCATCTTGATGGCGTAGCCAGCGTTGCGGAGCTTGAAGACCACGTCCGAGAGCCGAGACACGTGATAGACCAACATGCTTTCGTTGTTGGTGATCGTGCGGTATTCGCCTTTGTCATTCTTGCCTTCGAGGTGCGCGAGAATCTTCCGGCACTGCGGCGACAGCGAGAGGTCGTTCGCGAGATTCGGAGTGCCGATGGTCAGGGTCTCAGACATGAGGTCACTTTCTCTTTTTGGGTTTCTGGTACGCCTTGATTTCTTCAATCCACGCATCAGGCACGACCTTCTCGGCCCACTTGAAGCCGTGATCGGTCGCCCATTTCCCGTAGGAAGTTGGGGAGCCCTTGTAGATGGGCGTCGATGCTCGGGAGAAGATGAAGCGGATGTCCAACTCAGGATGCTGTTGCTTGAGCAGGACGAACTTCTGTCGCTCTTTCACGGCTGCGTCTTTTGTGGAGACGCGAAACTTGCCTCCGGGGACCGCACCACCAAAGCGCCCTTTGGGCTCTAGGATGATCGGGCAACCGTCGAAAGAGAAGTCTGGAAGATACTTGGCCTCGCGCTCAGGCACGATGTACTTGATCCATTGGCTTTCGAAACCAAAGGGCACACCGGCCTGAGTTAGCTTGGCCGCAGCCTCCCGTTCGAGACCTGAGCGAAACTCAGGCTCGATGGTGAGTGCGGGCTTCGACATCCTTAGAACGGAATGTCATCGTCCGTGTTGCTGTCCGGTGCCTCGGGGGCCTCGGGCTCAGCGTCGTCGAGGTCTTCCGACCGGTCTTCATCAGCATCACCACCGTTGAAGACGTAACCGCCCTCTTCGGCCTCGAACTTGTTCAAGACGCGGGTCTTGAGTTCGATGATCTGGATTTGGTTGATGTAGAGATTGATGCCTCCCCCAAAACCATCGTAGGCGTTGACGGTGACGTCGGGCTTGATGATCGAGCCGCCACCAATCTTCACCTTGTTACGCGGGACTTCGTTGCCCGCAGCGTCGACGAACGGCGGCGGATAGTCTTCGCCAGAGGTCATCTGGAGAGAGAAGGAATTGTCCTTCTTGTCCTGCCGCCACGGCAGCTTGGCATTTGCCGGAAGGTTGTTAGCCTTCAACTGCTTCTTCAGGTAAGCGTCGACCTTGCGATGGTCTTCGTCGCTGAACTTCACGCCGGTGATGTAGCGGCGCTTCTCTGGGCCATTCTTCTTACCGGACGGGGTCAGAGGCTGATAGACGTCAATCTCGTTCAGCTTCGGGAAAACAGCGACGCCTTTGGGGAGGATAACGGTAGTCTTAGCCATATTAGATTTGTTGCAATACTCAGTGCGGCACTGACGTTAGTCGTCGAGCGCCTATGCTTTGAAGCGAGGCGTGCAGCCCCGCCACGTTGACTGAAGGTCACCGTCCACGCAGGTTTTAGGTTTCTTGGTGACCCTCGCGAGGGTCCTCGGGTTCAAGCCCCGAGGGTATGCGAAGGTGCATCGCGGGCCAGAGGTCACAATGCTCGGAGCCGCTGGAGGCGGATCGAAGGTGCCTAACTGGCCCGCGCCTACGAAGACGACACCGACCAACCACGCAGCAACGCCAAGAAGTCCAATCGAAGTGCCGTCATCTGTCATTTTATGCAGCCTTGTTTTTGAAGCGCGCCCAGAGGCCCACGAGGAGCACCAGTGCAACGCCGGAAGCCGAGGTGATGGTGTGATCCAGGTACGGAGCAGCCCACGGATCAGCAGCGACGATGCCACCAGCGACCCAGCCCAGCACGCCAGCGCCTGCCCAGACCATGATCGGGAAGCGTGCGACGGCTTTGCTAATGAGAGCAGCGCCCGCGATGACCAGCGGGATGGACAGGACGACGCCAGTCGCCATGAGGACGATGTTGCCATGGGCCAGAGCGGCCACAGCAAGCACGTTGTCGAGGCTCATGGAGGCGTCAGCCACGGCAATGGTGCCAATGGCAGCAGAGAGCGTGATGCGCCCCACAGCGTCTCCGTTCTCGTCCTCAGCCTCTTCCACGAGGAGACCAATGGCCACCTTGAGCAGGAACAGGCCGCCGACAATCGACAGCGCAGGAACGCCGAGGAGGAAGACAGCGAAGAACGACATGACGACGCGGAGCAGGACGGCTGCAGCAGTGCCGCCAACGATGCCCCACTTCTGTTGCTCGGGAGGCAGGCGGTTGCTGACGAGCGCGATGACGACAGCGTTGTCACCCGACAGCAGGAGGTCAATCCAGACGATGCCGAGTAACGATACGAGGAAGGTTTCCAAAGGAAGCAGTCTCCAAGAAAAAGGGACCCCGAAGGGCCCCTTAGGTTCAGATGGTTCGAGCGATGTAGATCAGGATCGGCACCCCAACGGAGAACGTCGCGGTGACGATTAGCTCTGCTACGCTCAACCCAGAAGCTTCTTCGCGTCGAGGTTCAGCAGGGTCGCGATGTCGTTGAGGACGGTCATTTCCTCGGCACCGATACCGTCTTGGTCGGCAACGTCGGCCGCGATCAGGAAGACGTCCTGACGCACGGTGGCTTCGCGGCTCACGAGAGCCTCGATGTTGCGCTTGTTCTCCATGCGGCCTGCACGGGACTTCGCACGGATCAGGGCGAGACCGTAGGCGTCGCTGATCTGCGTGGAGTTGAACGAGCCAGCGACCAGCGTATTCGCCTGCATGCCCTTGATGGCGGCATCGACCTCGGCGTCTTCGACCTTGCCGTCAGCAGCGGTCACGTTGGCAGCGGCCGACGCAACACCCTTGAGGAAGGCGTCGTCGCCCACGTAGGTGTTCACAGCGCGGCGGGCGTCGGAGAACAGTTTGGCAAACAAACCCATAGGAGTAGTCCCTTCAGAAGAACCATCGGCTCACGGGATATCCGCGAGCAATCTTGATGGTGGTTGAAACGATGTAGATCACCCCGACAGCGTCGAGGAGGTGGTTAGCGAGGACGGCGAAGATCATTAGTCCCTTCGTGGATACTTGAGCAGTTGCCACTTGCCGTCGACCTGCACCATGCAGGGCGTGTTGAAGCCGTAGGCGTAAGGGACGCCCATGACCGCAGCAGCGTTGGCGCACTGGTTGCTTTCGCCCCAATTGCAAAGGGCGATGATGCTTGCCATGAATGCGACGAAAGCCAACACGATAGCTGCGAAGAACGAGCTAGGCATTGCGATACGCCTTCATGAACTCGCGGTGGAAGTTGCGTCGCTGGTCCTTGTCCATGGCGTACAGGTCGAACGAGACCGGCTTGCCATTTGCGCCTTTGACGGTGACGGTCCAGAGGGACGCGCCCATGCGGATGGTGACGTTGTTCTTCAACTCTCGATCCTCTTCATTTCCGACAGCACCTTCACCTCAGCGAGGACGAAAGCGCTCTGTGTGTGGTCGTTGTTGCGAAGAACCTTCGCCAACTGCTCACGGCATTCTTCTTCGGTCCCGCAGCCCGCTACTGAGCCGCGAGACCAATTGATCAGCATCCACTCAGGCTTCATCGGGTCTCCTTGAGGATGCGCTTCGCGAACTTGCGGAGCTTCTTGCGGCCGACGATGACCGCCTCGGTGTTGACGGCGACAGTCGCGGTGAACCCGAGACCGTCGGTGATCATCACCCGCAGGCGATCACCGTCCCCGTCCTTCGTCTCCATCACGCGGTCGGAGTAGGCGTCAGTCTTGAACTTCATGGGACCTCCCGTAGTAAAAATCGTGCAGCAGGGCATCACGCTCAGCGATTGGCGTGACAGCTAGGATGGTGAGGACACTCTTCCACTTGTCGCCCCAAAGCTTCTTGGCGACCTCGGTGTCGAAGATCAGCGTGTCAGCGCTGGGCACTTCCTCGACGAACGTGTAGGTGAACCCGTCAGCCCTCTTGTCCTCCACCTGATAGACGAGGTGGTGACCGCAGATGACGTCGGTGACGCCATAGGCTTCGCGGATGATCGCCTTGTAGAGGTCGGCGTTCTCCCCGTTGCGGTCGTTCTCATACGGGCCTTCGAGCTTGATACCGGACGGCGTGAAGTCGGTCTTGGTGGTCATGGAAGTATCTCCGTGTGGATTGAGGGTGACTGGTTAGTGAGAGCCGAAGAGGTCGGCCAGAAGGGACCCGAGGATGTTGTCGTCGCTCAGGTCTCGGCCGCCGAACGGTGCGTGCTTCTTGGCAGGCAGCACTTCACCGATGCAGCCCACGGGAATGTGGGGAGCACGCCAAGCCTCAGGCGTCCCGTAGATGCCGTCAGCGAACAGTTCATCGACCTTGAAGGTGCCGAACACCTTCTCGGGGACATGCAGCACGATGATCACTGGCTCGCCGCCCATTTCCTCGGCTGCGATGTTCGCGAAGTCTTCCGCCTGCTCTTTGTTGAGAGCTACGAAGACCTGTGGACCCCGATGTGCGGAGTTCTTGCCGACGCTCATGTGGTGCTCAGTGGCCCACACGTCGCCACCATTGGCGTGGCCGGGTTCGAGACCGACCTTCTTGATGCAGTCGAGGTTGATGGATGAAGTGCCGTGATACAACGTGTGCATTGGTGTCTCCAGTGACTGGTGCTGAATGGATTGGTTGGCGGGGTGTTCTCCACCCGGAGCGCATGAGGTCCACCGCTCAGCGCTTGTGCAGCGCTAGAACGATCCTCTGCCTTCTCTACCCGCCCCCGGGCCGTGCCTCGTGTTAGCTGCGGAGGAAGTCAGCGATGGCGATGTGACGCCGATAGGCATCCCACTGCTTCTTGCGGTAGGCCTTCATGGCCATGGTCGCGTGCCAGTCAGCCGTGTTGTTGATCGTCAGGTAGCTGATGCAACCGCTCATAGCGCCGTCCTTTTCTGATGTTCTTCGTTGAGAGCGCGCGCCAAGGCGTAAGCTTCGCTCGTCTTGATTTCGTCGGTGACGAGGTGGTGCCTACAAACGACAACGGCCCCACTAGGGGACCGCAGGACGACGTAGGGCTGCTCGCACTTGGGGATGTCAGGAATGCTCATCGTGCTCCTCCGTGGTCAGCACAGTGATCAGGGAATAGACGACCATGACCCCGCCAACGACGGCATACAGGCCATGGCCCTCAGCCATCACGGCCACGAAGTAAGCGCAGTGCGCCACTCCGTGAGACGCATGGAAGGCCGGAGTGTGCGAGACGTTGCACAGCCGGTCGTAGAAGCGTTTGCGGATCATGATGGACGAATCTCCTTGCTCTGGCGGATGCGCTGCTCCAGCGCCTCGGTGTCAATCCCACGTGCCTCCAGTGTTGCGCGGTCGATGATGGTAGGCTCGACGCCGCGAAGCACGTCATTGCGGAAGTTGCGGGAGGCAGAGGAATGCTTGGTCTGGTATTCCATGGGAAATCTCCGGGGTGACTGGGCCTTGCCGGGATGGCGTCTTGGCTAAACGTCCCCCGGCTTGGCTGCTAAGTGATTGTTTTCATGGAAGATGATGCTTCCCCGCAGTCTTTTGACAGGGGGAAGCTATCTGGTCACGCGAAGGCGTAGAGAGCGCTGATCACCTGTTCCAAGGGCAGATCGCCCGGGACAGGCTTCGGAGCCTTCTCAAGCTCTTTGGCCAGCTTGGCGCGTCCAGCCTCAGATAGCTGCGCGTTGGCATTATCTAGAAGCTCCTGCAGGACGTCGGTATTTTGATAGATGCGCAGGAACTCCTCGCGGATGACTTCATTGAACAGGTCAGCATCGGCTGGAAGGCACCCGTAGCTATCATGCACAGTAGCGAAGTCCACGACACCCCGGTCTGCAGCCGCGTTCACAGAGGCCTGCAAATGACTTCCGTCGAGGGCATGGACAAAGTTAGGGGCCACGCCGTTGGTCACCTCACGCTTCGCGATGTTCGCGTCGAAGCCATCCGCCAGCGACGTCTCGACGGTCACCCGAACGCCCTTGCTGTAGCAAGAGAGCTTGATGACCTTCACGTTGGACGAATGATAACGGTTGATCCAAGGGAGACCCATGGGCGTCTTCCACGTCAGCGCAGAGCCTTCGTGAGCGAGTTGTTGTGCGAGCTTCTGCATGAAGGCCATAGCCTCGGCAGGCTTACCCACGACGCTCTTAATCGCCGCCATCGTGCGCTTGGCGAGATACGACGCGGCCAACTGCTGCTCGGCAAAGGTGGTGCCGAACGGATAGTTGCCCTTGAGGCTCTCAGCGTCGATGGTGTCTTCCACGTGCTGTTCCTTCATCCCGTTCTCTTTCGAGCTATAGGCGAAGGTCATCACGTTACGCTTCACGAGCTTGCGGTTGACGCCATACTCGATGGCGAGTTGCGCGAGGTCACCCAGCGTAGCGTTAGCCTTGCGGGGAGCGTCAGCGGGACCCTGAGCGTAATACAAGGTATCGCTGTGCTTGTCGGCCTCGATGCTCTTGAGCGCGGCGTCCGCGACCAGTTGATAGATGTCCTCGGGCGTTTTGTTATCCGTCAGGTTGACGAACTTACCTTCGGGTGCACGGGTCATGGCGCACAGATGCTGCAGGCCATTGCAGCTACCATCGAACGCTACCGGAAGGTGGCAGACGTACGACGGATTGTCCCATGCGTTGACCAACTCACGGACTGCAGCGAGGAAGGCGAAGGGCTTGTCGGCCTTCGTCCAATCGGTGTTGTGCAAGGGACGCGCAACGTAGTCCCGCAGCAGTTCGATGTTGTCGTTTGCCCACTGCACGCGCACGTGCATCGGCTGCTTGTCGAGCTTCTGCTCGCCACTCCAGGTATTGGCGCATTGGAGCTTGAGGTGATAGATGCCCCGCTCGCCTACAGGCTTGCCGTTGGCGAACAGGAACATGCCGCGCACGTAGTCCTCGCGCTGGAAGTTGAATTGCGTGAGGTAATAAACGCGACCGCGCCAGTCGAGGTTCATCGGGGTAAAGAAGCGCTCAGCGAGTTGCATGCGACGGGCCACGCTCAGGTCGATGTTAAACTTGAGACGTGCAGCCTTGTCGATGCGGTTGCGCTTCTTCTCGGTCTTGATCTGCGCAGCGCGACGGCCCTGCTCAGCCTTGGTCATTGCAGCCCACACGTCATCCGCAGAGCGCGGGGTGACCTTCTTGGGCGTCTTCGGGGGCACGCCCTTAACCTCGATGCCGAGGTGGTCGCATTCCTGCAGGACACCCAGCAGCCAACCGTTGAGCTTGTAAGGCACGCTCTGCAGGTTGTTGACTGCGCGCATGACGCTATCCATCTGGCCCGTGCGAATGGCGTGCTTGATGGCGGCGACGGTCTCTTTGTGCAGCGTGCGGACCAAGGGGACCGCGAGGGACCCAAAGCGCCTGTCTTCTGCAATCTTCGAATAGAAGCCGGTCCAATCGTCAGGCTTCACAGTGCGCGGCTGATACACGGGAGACTTCAGCACGGCATCGTTGACGACGTCGTCCATCATGGTCGCGGCTTCGTCGGTGACGCTCCACGCCTTCTCGCTATCGTTCGGTATCTCGCGAAGCTCGAACACGTCAGGCAACGTCTGCAGCAGGATGTTCACACCCCACTGGCCCGCGTGCAGGCGCATCGGCCGCGTCCATTCATCCATAGTGAACCCTAGGCGGCTGGAGGCGTCCTTGATCACCTTGGCTTGCCTGAGCTTCACATTGGCGAAGCGCTCGCCAGCGGCCTTCGTAATGGCGCCTGCGGCCTTCTTGTCGGTGACCAGAAGCTTGGCCATGTAAGCCTCGGTCCACAGCGAGCCACCAATGGCCAACGCGGCGTCACGGTGAGTGTGTTCGAGGGCAACGCTGTTGAGCGCAGGCATGAGGCACGCCAGTGCGATCACCTCGGGCTGCAGGCCCCTAAGGACCCGTTGGAGCCGGAACTCCATGCTGTCGGATCGAAGCTTGTGGCTGTTGTTCAATGCATCAACGACACCAGCCGTCACGGCCTTAAGGCTGCGCTCGGTGAGCTTACGTGCACCTAGGGTGCTGCTGAAGCCTTCGTTGGTCCTAGCTCTTGTGTCTTGGGTGTTGATCTTTTTAACGGCTAGATCGAATTCCAGAGTAGACGGAATGGCGTTCATCGGGGAACAGTTCCTTTTGTCTTGGCTAAACGTCCCCCGGCTTAGCCGGTAACCCTTTGATCGGGCGACATAAGTTATGCTGGGGAAGTCTTTTGACACGTGGAAGGTATTAGGGCCGCAAAAGGGCCCGCCGTAGCGAGCCCGGATGTGCTGTGTAGTTACTGGAATTAGATTTACAAGGGGAAGTCTTTTGACAGCGGTTTTGCAGACCGGCGCGTAACCACTCCGCCACGTGGCCCCATTGGCAAGAGCCTGTACTATAAGGCTTTCTTGAAAGCAACCACTTCGCTGCTGTTGGGAATTTGGCTCTCGCCCCCAAGCGTTGGGGTGAGAAATTCGACAGCTTGGACGAGGTTCTCGCTCTCGACGTGGACGTACTTCTCGGTCGTCTTGTAGCTCTTATGTCCCATGAATGATTGGATATTTGCCGGTGGCATGCCTTGCTTGGTCAGGTAGGTCGCAGCCGCGTGACGTGCCCCATAGAGCGTGAGGGACGGTGGCAACCCAAGCAACTTACGTGCGACGTCGAACCTAGTGCGCGAGCGGCTGTAGTTTGGTCTCCAATCGTTCCCGATTAGTGCTCTCACCTCTCGCGCCAGCGCAGGCATAATAGGGATGTCTCTGGGATGATTTGTCTTGGTCCGATCCAGCTTGATCCAACCCACCTCGGTCCCATTTCCCGCCTTGCTGAAGGTGATCATGTGAGGCTCCAGCCCCGCGAGTTCCGACCAGCGCATGCCGCTGGCACAGAGGGTCCGAACGATCAGCGCTTCCTCAGGCCAGCCCTGCTCCAGGTAATGGCGCACGAGGAGCGCTTGCTGGTCCATGGTCATAAAGTAGATGCGGGTTTCGATGATCTGTGCCCACGGCACCTCGGGCACCCTGAAGTCCCCATAGACCTTCGGGCGCGACGCGGCCCACGTCAGGACGGCGCTAGCCATGGTCAGGTAGCCGTTGATGGTGCGGCCCCTGAGCTTGCCCGTATCGTTGCGCCTGTTGACCACCTTGCGCTTGCGCAGGGACGCCACAAGCCCGTCTAGGTCTTCGGTGCTCACATGGGCAACCGGCAGATGCCCAATGTGCTCAATCACCCAGTCGAGCCTACGCTGCCCGCTGACGTCCCTGCCCTCAAGCCAGACGTCATGCTTGGCTCGCATGTCCTCGGCTGCCTCTTTGAACGAGGGGCCCTTGGCTTCCTCGGCCGACTGTTGGGGCCATAGGCCGGTCGCACGCGCGTAGGTCTCTGCAGCCTCGGCCTCGGCCTTGCTGTCGAACGCACGGCGCATACGCTTCTCAGGTTGACCCTTAACGCGCCACCAGAAGTCTACGGCCCATCGGCCCGTGTGCTTCTTCGTGCGGCTGTCGCGTTCTGCAAATGCCATAACGCTAATCCCTTCCTAGCCACCAGTTGTAAAGAGCGCCGAGGCCTGCAGCTATCGTGAACCCAATAATCAGCAGCAGGTAGATTTGGAACGTGCCTGAAGACATGATCAGCCCTTGCAGTAAGAGCGCAGTACAGTGACCCACTGGCGCACGAGCGTGCGGCCCTTGGGCGTGACCTTGACGTTATGTTTGCGAAGGTCGAACGGGTCGCGCTCGTTGGAGACCAACGAAAGGCCTTCCTCTTTGTGTCGATTGAGCGAGCCGATGTCGAGAATGTTGCGCGTCATGACGCTAGGCGCGATGTCGCCAATGCCTGCGTATTCGTTGACGCCTAGGCCCTCCTCCTCGGCAATGAGTAGGAACGTGCGCAGGTAGCTAAGGGGCACGTTGGGACGCATGGTATAAAATGGTTCAAGCGCAAGGCGTAACGCGCGAGCGGCTGCGCGTTCCTCGTCCGAAAGAGTTGGCTTAAATGACTGATGCGCGGGCATTGGTACTGTTCCTTAGATGAAACCCGGGGAACTATATGCTCCCCGGGAATTCTGTTGTCAACTTATGAGCCTCAGGCAAGCACTCAAGTCTTCTGACATAAATGGGAGCATGATTAGCAACCCGTGCCACATGAACAACGCTGGTACCTTCTCCTCGACCTCCAGGTCAAGCTCGCCAGTCGCATCATGCGTTTCGATCACCGTTGCAATAATTCCCGTTGGCACCTCGCCCCAAGGGGTTTCGTAAGGTCTGTGAAAGGTAAAACGTGTACCTACTGCGATGTTCGGAGAAGCGTCTTCGTTGTCGATAATGGTCGAGGTTAGGAAGCCGGTAGCGTCAATGGTGATGATAGGTCGCATAGTCCCATAATGCCTTCCCCGGGGCCTTAAACTGGCAGTGTGCCGCGTGTGCGCCGGAACTGTTTTGCTCTAAAGCACTAACCCAAATCAGGCACAAGTGTGATTGGCGCACAGTTGGGCACTGATTTTGTGTTCCGTATTTTTACTGCGGCATATGCCCTATGTCGTGAATTGCCGACGCGCGGTAGACGCCGCAGCCATCCAAGCACGGTCTCGATTAGTGTAAGAGCCTAGGCGCTGTGAGGGCCTACGCGGGCGCGCGGGAGTGATAATCCAAAGCAAGCCCTCCGCATCTTCGTCAATGCGGAACCCCGCTTGCTGTGCCTCTAGCGCGTATTGAGCAACGGTAGTCATTACGTCCCTTTCTGTATTCCCCAATGCCTCAAGGCGCGTAGGCTTTCACCGCGCGCCGTAAGGTCTCGAATGTGTCGCGCGTCAATGCACGAATAGCGAAAGCAGTAGAAGCAACAGCGCGATGATTAGAAGCATCGCCAAGTGGCAAAGGCGTTCTGTGATCATGCGAGCAACCTTGCGATTGCGCCAGCGCCATAGGCCATCCCTGCGAGCCATAGGGCGATCAGGAAAGCCGCGTGCCATGTCTCATTAATCATTGTCAGTGTTTCCTGATGACGCCGCCGCGCTCATAAATCGCGTGCTCAATCTCTTCTGCCGTGAGCCCGTGTTGCTCTAGCCAATCCGCAATTTCCTCCGGGTGATCTTTGATCAACCCAATAAGGGAGCGTTTGCTGTAACGAGGGGCGTTGTCGTCATCAGCCCAAATGAACGCTAAATCGTCTTCAATCTCTCCCGGGGAACGTGCGCTTTTCAACAGCGTCCAATCGAACGCTAACAGTGCGCCCCTCAGTCTCCGCAGATACGCAAGGTCAAGACGCTCCTCGCGAGAATGCTCCCGCTCATAGCCAACCGACACATTGGTGCATTCGCCAATCAAATGTGTGTAGTTGGCGGTATCGGTGAAGCTCCCTCCATCGTCCGCAACATGGCCCATCCCAAGCGCTTTAGAGAGGCTTGTGGCGAAGATGTCAGAGCAACAACGTCCGCCCGCTTGATGGGTGATAATCGAACCAGTGCCTCTCCTATCGAACGCAATCGCGTATTGGATCAACTCCAAATCGGTCGCGAAGTTTTGCGCGATATGTTCGGACCCTTGGCCTCCTATCTCCTCCGCACGGTGGAAGATGTACAGACCCGGCTTGTCGGCGCGGATCATTTCCATCATCAGCCACATACCTGCGGTATCGTCCGCGCCTAGGCAGTTGGATTGCTTATCAGCGACGCGCACAACGTCATTGACGATGGATAGCGTTTGCGTACCTCCGGTTCGATGCACGGTATCAGTGTGGCAGGACCAAAGGATTGGAGCGTCACCAATCCGTTTGTACAGGTTGCCAAAGGCGTCCTTAGTGACACCTAGGGGCATCAAGTGTTTCCGAATGAAGCTACGCTCTGTCTTGGACCATGCCGGACGGCGCTGGGAAAGCATGGTGATTAGTTCCGCCTCAGGGGCGGTTGCTGTTGTGCGCGTCATTAGATGGTTTCCTCAGTGCTGGCGGCATCGGTCGCGCTATCATCGTCCGCTTCTGGAGCGTCTGCCTTGTCGTAAAGCTTCCCGTCAATCTCTACGCCATGTTCCGCGAAGTGATCTTTGCTCCAGCACGTGCCGTCCTCTAGCTGCACAATTTCGTCAGCGGGATAGCATTCGTCCGTGGCTTCACAGGTTGCGCCGTTGTCCTCGAAAGCTACGGTTGACCATTGATCACCATTAGCCATCGTCACGGCCATGTCGTCGCTGTAGAGCTTGTCGTTAGACGCACAAGTGAAAGCGTGGTTATAGATTGCTCTCTCGCTCCACCATTGCGTCACCTCGCGGCCATTGCGGATGCTGACGATCACCTCGCAGAAACCATCGCTCGGCTGATCCTCCTCATAGTATTCGCAATAGGTGTAGCGATCAGAATAGCAGTCATCACAGTAGAAATTACCGTCCTGATCACAACGGCCGTCATCTTCCGAAGTGAAGCTCTCGCAGCATTCGCAGCGTCGCCCGTCATCACTAAGGCCATTGGTTTGCTCGCAGGAAATGCTGCCATCCCCTAGAACAAGGTATTTTCCGTCATCCCGCGCGCCATCGCAGTGATCAACATATGGCATGACATAAGCACCTTTGTGCATCAGCCGGACGATACGTGCACCGTCCAAATCGCCATCTTGAAAACCCGCGTCCTCTAGCATCCCCGCAAGCCGGACGGCATCCCCGTAAATACGCGAGTAGACTTTCTTCGCGGGCCAAACGATTGCGCGAGCTGTGATGCCACCATCACGCTCTAAGTATGCCAACTGCAAATCGGGGCCAGCGTAGACGCGCACAGGATGCACGTGGCTGTCATAGTGGCGTTCGCTTTTCGACATGCATGATGACGGCCCATCAGTGTAGACACGTTCCCAGTCATCAGCCGTAGTCGCAAAGGCGAGTGTGTTGTCCTCATACGTCTTGCTGAACTCAGCGCTGAGGCGCGCAATGTCCTCAGTGCTCAATACATCAGCGTAGAAGCGCGCAAGGTATTTGCCGGGCTTGATGCGCGTTTGCCTATCGGCTTGACCTTTGACGGCATCCTCAGTGTAAGCAATCTTGGCCTCGTCCTCAGTCGAGACGTGCGCGAAGTGGAGCGCGGTTTCCGTACGATCAAACCAAGACAAGGTTGCCCACGGCAATGCCTGATATGAACCGTCAGCAAACCGCCCGCGTTCTCGCGTTTGCCATGAACCGTCATCAGCGACGCGACGGGGCTGTAGCTTAGGAGCCCCCATCCAGTTGAAATATCGGTTTTGGGAAGCGCAATAGTCCGCCGCCTCTTTGCCCGTGGCGAACATATGGGGCTTGCCATCGCTGTCAGGCCACACAGCGCAAGCGTCAGTCACGTTTACAATCTGGAACACAGGTTTTTCCTTTGTGGAAGTCTTTAGACAGTTGGAAGCTATTAGGACAAAGCGAAGGCGTTAGAAGACCATTAAATCGACGGTTACCGTTGCGCCTGTTTCAGTGTCCGTCACCTCAAAGACGCATGCCGTGCTGTCGGCGCGACGCAAGGTTTCCCAAGCGTCCCGGGCGGCTTCTTCAGGTGTTTCGGCATCGCTGTCGAAATTCCAAACGATTTGATATTTCATTGTGTGGCAGCCTTTTGCGAGTTGGAAGCTATTAGGACAAAGCGAAGGCGTTAGGCCGCGATCAAGATGCCCGGGAAGTCCGCCGCGCATCGAACGGCAATAGCCCGTGCGGCCTCGCGTGCAGCGTCTGACGTCGTGAACGTGCGAAACTCTTGCGCAGCACCTTGAGGCACCTTGCAACCCACCATGCGGCCCTTGTCAGCGCGCAAGGTGATCATGGGCAGATAGTTGATTGCGCCGTTGCGAACGATAGCCTTGGAAGATGCATGCATGCGGATCATGGTCGAATTCCCTTTGTTCGGTTGGTCTCCTAACGCCCTAAGGCCCGTAAGCTTGCGCTGCGGGCCGTAGAGACTATGAAACAAGGGTTATTCGCGAAACCCGTCCTTGCTAGACCAGATCAATTCATCGCCGCGCACCACTTCCACATAGGCCGCGCCGTTGTTCTGCCATTCGGCATAGGCCTGCTCATGAGCAAGCGTGTAGTTGTCCGCATAGCCGCGCAATGTCAGCTTGTCGTCGTGGTAGTGAGAGCGAATGTGATAGCCGCCGCGCTGCTGATTAGCCCATGCATAGACTGCGGCACACAACGCCGCGTCATCGTAAAGGCCCGCGTCATAGTCGAGATTGTCCAAGATCAGATCGCCAACATGATCCTGCGGGAAACCCGCGCGTTCGTGCAGTTGCTCAGCCGTTACCGTGTCGCCGGACATGGGGCAGATGATTGGAAGGGCGAATGTTGTCATTGGTTTCCCTTTGGTGCCTAGGCGCAACATCTGCGCCCTTGGAAGCTTTATCCGCCCTCGCCCTATGTTCCCGCAACATACAAGAATGCATGGCTGATACCCAGGTTTGCATAGCTCGGGCCGGTCGGCCGATGTGCCCCTAGGAAGCCTTAGGAAGCCCGGGGAAGCGTGCGCCAACCTGAGGGCACATTGGTGCGCCTAGGCGTGTGTGAGAGCCTGCGGGGACGTTGGGGGCCATTGGGGGCCATAGGTCGATTGAGCGGAGGTTTCGACCATAACAGCCTCGAACCGACCGAAGTCTGATAGGGCCTAGATGTAGTGGGTGGCCAGCCTCAGGCCCATAGGCGACCGATGCAACCTAGGTCGCGTGTGTGCGCCCATGCAACCTATAGCCCCCATGCGAGCCCCTAGGCCAGCGGTCCTATGAACCGTTGAGCATGTAATGATATCAATGGGTTAGCACCATGCATGGGTTGGCGGATTGGGGGCATAGGCTTTCAACGGGTCCCCTTTGGTCGACCGGGACCCTTTTTAGGCCAAATCGTGGCGCGAATTCGCAAATCGCGGACTAAAGGGCCGCCGCCTCCGCCGAGCTTACGGCTGCACTGCTCGACCTTGGGGCCCCCAAGTTCCCTTGGGTCCCATCGGTTCCATCTCCAGGTCAAGGACCCTCGGTTCCATCGGGGAACTCAGGTTCCATCGGGGCCCATCGAGCCTCGCTTGACCTCGGTTCCATCAGGATCGAGCCCCACTCAACCTTAGTCTCCTGTAAGTGTTTGAAATCATTAGACCCATTTTTGCAGTTGTAATGTTTTCAATGACTTATCCGCTAAGCCGGGGGACGTATAGAATGGGGAGCCATAGATGCTCCGTACCCCTAAGGGGAACCTAAGTATCCTCAATAGAGGAACTATTATTATACAACACAAGATACTTCCTTAGGGAACCTTAGTACCCTTAGGCATCATCACTCAACCAAAGGACGCTCGGTGTCATCAACGCCTGAAGCCCTCAAATTCATTCAGAAGTTCGGTGCGCCTATTCAAGCCAAAAACCGGCGTGTCCATCTGCTCGCATACCGAGAACAACAGGTTGCCGCAGAGGCCGAGAGAGAGCGCTTGCGCACTATCCGCAATCAACGACTAGCCCGACTACAGGAACGCTCCCTTGCCTCTTGAGACAGCCACCTACATCGACGACCTCGTTACGACCAATCCAGCGCCCTCGGACGGCATGAACAATGCTGACGACCATATGCGGATGATCAAGGCCACCCTGAAGAATACCTTCCCGGGCGGTGTTGGACCTCTGACGAACGCGGACGGTGGATTTCTCGCTCAAACGGACGGTGCTCCTACAGCGCCTGCCTACAGCTTCGCTAGTGAACCTACGCTAGGCATCTATCGCAGTTCTGCCGGTGTCATGAAGGTTGTTGGTGGTCGCCTATCAGGCGGTGCCGACACAGGCTCGGTGCAGATGTTCCTCAACGAACCTGCGAGCCTTGGAAAGGTCACTGCCGACACGGGCAAGGATTACCTTGAGCTTAATGGCGCGACGTACAACGTCACAGCCTATCCGGCTCTCGCGAACTTCCTAGGCGTGGCCTCAGGCACCTTCACACTGCCCGACATGTACACGACCGGGCGCTTCCCGCGCTCGCGCACTGCCGCTACGGCTGTGAGGACCGCACAGGCCGACACCGTGGGGCCCCATACGCATCCCGACGTCACCCCGACGACGGCTGCGGAGACCCAAGAGCATACGCACACGTTCTCAGGAACGACCGGCGTTGATAGTCCTGATCACACGCATGGATACAACGCTCCGACAGTGCCTTCGGCCACCGGTGGTGGCTCGTTCGCTCTGCAGATGGGGGGAAACTCAGGTACGACTAGTGGTGCTTCAACACGCCATCAACACAGCTTCAGTGGCACCACCTCTGGCCGCAGCGCTACGCACAACCACACGGTTCTCGTGAGCACCCCGGCCAACATTGGAACGACTGAGACGCGCCCCGTTGCGATGTCCTTCGTCTTCGCCGTCAAAACCTAATCCCGCGCCCGCGCCTCTGATCCGCATATCCCTGCCTCGACGGCGGGGCGGCTAATCATGCGCGGGCTTTTCCTCCGACAGGATTTCGATGCCCATAGTGCGTCTTCGGGATGTTGCCAAGACTGGCATCGTCACCGACCAAGACCCTTACAACCTTCCTGTCGGCGCATTCTCCGCAGGCGTGAACGTAAGGTTCAGGAACAACAAGGTTTCATCTGCTCCGGTATTCCGCGCCGTCAAGCAGCCTCTCGCTTACACCTATCCGCGCTACGCATTCACTGCAGGCCGCTCACAGAGCAACAACGATTTGTTCTTGGGCTACAAGAATGGCCGCGTGACGTACTACTCGAATGGTGAAGAGACGGACTACTCTCCGACCGGCTTCACCGACAGCGAGGCAGAGTCCTTCTGGACCTCCTACACCATCGGCAACTTGGTCTACGTCAATCGCGCAGATCGCCCGCCGTGGTATCTGCTTCCGACTGACAGCCAGTTCAAAGACCTCAGCACTGCAGCCTACGCCGCGCCTTCGGACAAATGGGACCCTACGTGGACCGCACGCATCATCGCTCAGTGCGCTGGTGCTGTTGTCGCGCTCAACGTCAGCAAAGGTGCTGCGTCCTTCCCGACCATGGTGAAGACCTCGTCCATCGTGACAGACGGTCAGTATCCTGCGTCGTGGGACCAGACCTTGCCGGCTACGCTCGCCACAGAGAACATCCTGCAGGCAATGGACGGCGGCATCACTGACGCCTGTCAGCTAGGCAGCGACCTGATCATCTACGGTCAGCGCGAAGCTTGGCGTATGCACGCAGACGGTTCGACGTTCGTGTATTCGTACACGAAGCTCAGTTACGCGAAGGGTGTGCTGAACACCAACTGCTCCATCGAGCTTGACGGCAAGAACTATTGCTTCGGCATCGACGACATCTGGGTGCACGACGGCATCTCTGAGCAGAGCCTCTGCGACGAGAAGGTTCGCGACTTCATCTACGGCTCGCTGAACATCTCGCAGGCTGACAAGTGTTGGGTGCAGTTCAATCCGCGCCTCAACGAGATCATGTTCGGCTACGTGTCGGGTGATCCTCTCGTGAACTTCAAGAACGTCAACGGCTGCAATCGCTCCGCGACCTACAACATGACCACGCAGACGTGGACCTTCGACGACATGCCGTCCATCTTCTCGTTTGACGATGGTCCGGTGTCGAACCTACTCACCTACGAGACTGTCACGGCTTCCTATCAAGACATGGGCGGCTCGTATCAGGATCAGGAGGACGGAGGCAAGCGCATCACCGTAGCGGTAGGCGAAGCTTCGACCGAGTATGGTCTACAGGCCTCGCTGTACGCATTCGACGTTTACGGTACTGGCTCAGTCGCTCCGTATCCTGTGGACGCAAACGCAACTGCTCCTGCGTACCTGGAGCGGACAGGCATCGACCTCGACGATCTGGGTGTCGACCTGAAAGCGTACAAGCTTCTCCGCACCGTCTATCCGCAGGCGCGCGTCGACACTTCGGGTGGCAACATGCTGCAGATAGCTGTCGGCACTTCTGACGACGTCAACAGCACCGATGCGACCTACGGCCCGTGGCAACCCTACGACGGCAAAGAGTTCTACAAGGTGGATGTAAACGCTGCAGGCAAATGGTTGGCAGTGAAAATCCAGTGGAACGATTACCGCGAGTTCTCGATCACAGGTTTTGACCTTGATGTCATGACCACAGGACATCGCTGATGGCTAATACGGTCACCTACGTTCCTCGTCCGATGCCTACGCTCGGCGGCGACGCCATCTTCCTTCAACAGGAGTTGGCGGCAATCTCGCAGAGCATCAAGACCATCGTCCGCGAAATCGAAGAGTTGAAAGCTCTCCTCGTAGCTCACGGAATCACATGAACGACTTTGAGTTTGTCGGGCGGTCTACAGCACATGAGACCCCCGACTACTCTTTCGTCCTCGACGAGTACAGACGACCAGACGGTGCGCAGTTTCTTCTCGCGCACCTGACGTTCTCCCGCTTCACACCCTCGGTGTTCAAGAAGCTCCTGTGCGAATGGCGAACCTTTAGAAGGCACACCACTGCACCCCTCTTCGCTTGCCCTGAGCATGACGACGAGAAGTGGCACAGGTTCGTCACTCGGACAGGATGGAAGTATCTTCTTCACATCACATGCAACAACGGAGCCGTAAGGCCCCTCTACATTCATAGGACCCCATGTCCCTAGGCCCCTCCTCTACCACAGACACCTCTAAGCAGACGTCCCCTTGGGGCCCGCAGGCCGACGCTCTGACGCAGGCCTTCCAGCAGGCGCAGGGTGCTTACCAGCAGACGCAAAGTGGCGGCGCAGCCAAGCTGCCGACTGACTTCACTGCCGGCGCGAACCAGAACCAGCAGAACACTTACCAGCAGGCTATCGACTTCTCGAACGGTAATGCTGGCACGGCTCAAGGCCAGATCGGCGCAGGCCAGACCGCGATGAACAGCGGTCAGACCAACATCAACAACGCGACCAATGGTCTGAACAGCTTCAGTTCGGTCAACTCGAACAATCCGCAGTCGCTGATCGACGCCGCGAATTCGTATGCCTCAGGTCAGAACATCCCGGCGCAGGTTAAGCTTGCGATGCAGGGCGCCACCGAACAGGCACGCGACGTCACGATGCCCGGCATCACGCAGGCAGCGACCAACAGCGGCAACGCTAACTCTTCGCGTGCAGGTATCGCGGACGGTCTCGTCCAGCGCGGCCTCGCTGAGCAGTCGGCCAACCTCTCGGGCACCTTGCAGTCGCAGGCGTACCAGAATGGCCTCACGCTCGCGCAGCAGCAGGCTCAGAACAACAACGTCAATCAACTGACGGCGCTTAGCCAGCAGGGCAACCTCGGTGTGAACTCGCTCAACAGCGGCAACACCGGCGTCAACAGCGGCGTCACGAACGAAAGCAACGTGCTCAACATCGGCAACGGTGGTGGCACAGGTCAGCAGCAGGCTTCACAGGCCGATCTGACGAACCAGCTTCAGCAGTATCAGCAGGGCCAGACCGCGCCCTACACGAGCCTGCAGCAGCTTATGGGCATCATCGGCTCGCAGAACTGGGGCAGCAACTCGACTGGAACCTCTACGACGTCGTCCGACCCGGGCATCCTTGGTCTACTCGGCGGCGCATTAGGTGCCGCTGGCGGCGTAGCGAAACTCTTCTAACATGGCAGACAACACCTCAGCGTGGATGGACTTCGCCCAGCGTCCCTACGATGAGGGTGGTCTGGGTCTCAAAACGCATCAAGCAGCCGGTATCGTCGGCAACCTCCAAGCAGAAAGTGGCTCCGGCCTCAACGCTTGGGGGCCGACAGGCGACAACGGCTCGGCGTGGGGCACTGCTCAGTGGAGAGGTGATCGCCTCGCTGCGCTCAAGAGCATGTATCCCGACACGTATCAGACACCCGACGCTCAGATGCAGTTCATGCGTCACGAGCTTGGGGGCTCTGAGAGCAAAGCCTTCAAAGCCATACAGGCGGCCACAACCCCTGAGGAAGCGGCCCGCGCTTGGGACCAACTCTACGAACGCTCGGACGGAAGCACACGTGAACAACGTGCAGCCAACGCTCGCAAGGTGTTCGGCAGTCCTGTTCTCCCAGACGACGGTCAGCCGTCTTCTTATCTCGCACAGAAAGGACCGGGCGTGCCCGCACTAAGCCCCGACAATACTATGGGCCCCGGCGCTCTCAATCAGCCACCCGAGGACCCGTGGATCAAACGCTCGCAGGGTCTCAGTCAGATTGGCGCGTCCATCGCAGGTATTGTTAATCCTGCACAGGCTGCTGCCATCAACTCGCAGATCACTTCAGACGAGAACGACCGCAACACCAAGACGCAACAGGCGCTCATGGCGAAGGTCTACGGCCAGCGTATGGCCAAGGACGCGCAGGGATCGTGGACAAGCCACGTGATGCCCAACGGTCAGGTGATGCAGACGAACACCAACGGCCAGACGCGCATGATTGATGGCAACTGGTCGAAGGATGCCACCGCCTCCTCGCAGGCTCCTCAGATGGTCCCCGTGTGGGGCGATGCTAAGGTGCTCGGTGATGATCCGACGAAGAGGACGCCAGAACAAGAGCAAGCCTACCTTGCCACCATGAAACCGGCTGAGGCCGAAATGGTGAAGGGTCTTCTCGACAACACGCTGCCTCCTCCGACCGCAGCCGCTATGTCTAAGAAGGACAGCCCGTATCCTGCGGCGTTCGCTGCAGCCAAAGCACTCGATCCGTCCCTCGACAGCACTGTCTACTCGGCCCGCATCGCTGGTCAGAAAGACTGGGCGACCAAGGGTGCCGAAAGCGCCCGTGCGTTGAACCAAACCATCGCTCACCAAAGTGAAGCGCTTGTTGGTGCAATGAAAGGCCTTGGCAACGGTGACACGCCTCTCTGGAACCGCGCTAAGAACGTGTGGAGTGAGGAAGTCCAAGGTAGTGGCGCTGTCCCCGGCTTCCGAACCTCCGCGCATGCTGTGGTCGACGAGCTTGGTAAAGTCTTCAAGCAGAACAATCTCTCGGACACAGAAATTCGTAAGTGGGAGGAGAACCTTCCCCCGAGTATGTCCCCTGAGCAGCAGCGCACGCAGATTGCAGCGTTCGGAACGCTCATGCACGGCGCAATGCAAGCGCTCGAAGACAAACGCAAACAAGCTATCGGTGATCGTGCTGCTTCAAAGCAGAAGCCCCTTCTGAGTGATGAAGGCGCAAAGGGTCTCCAGAAGCTGCAAGAGTTTGCGAACCCGCCCAAGCCCAGCGCAGACAAACGTCCCTCGCTGGACAGCATCTTCAACTAAGGAAAACTGAATGGCCGACGTAACAGCGGACCAAATCTCGCAGGCCCGCGCGGCTGGCTATTCTGACGACGAAATCGTGAGCCACCTCGCGTCCAAGGCACCTGAGAAATTCAAGGCTGCAAAGGACGCGGGGTACTCTGCCGGTGAAATCCTCTCACACTTCGGTGGTGCCAAGACGGCTCCCAAGCCAACTACGGCGGCTCCTGAAGTGTCCGAAGAACCTAGCATTATTTCGGACATAGCGTCGGGTGCACGGCACGGCTACAACGAAATGGTTCGAGGCGTACAGTCCTCACGTAAGAATATTCTCGGCAGCGACGTCAACGACGCGCCTGTCGACCCTGACTACAAACCAGCCAACGTCACCAACGGCTCGTGGAATCCTCTCAAGTGGAGCCCACGCCAGATACCGAAGCTCATTGCTGAGCAAGCACCTCTCGCTGCTACGTCAGCGGCTGGTGCGGCGGTCGGTGACCTCCTCGGCCCGGTTGGTGCCGTCGCGGGTGGCGTAGCGCCTCTCGCACTCTCCTCGGCAGGCGACAACGTCAAGGCTCGTGCAGTTGCCCGCTCGGGTGACCAGAACGCGGTCCCGAACGACGAAGACAAAGCCATCGGCATCGGCACTACGCTCGCTGCAGCCGTCCCCGGCTCGATCATGCATGCTCCAGGTATTGGCAATGCAGTCGGCGCTGGCTTGAACGGTCTCGGTCGCGTGGCGACCAACTTGCTCACTCGCGGTGCCGTAGGCGCTGGCGGCGGCGTAGCGCAGAACGCTATCACGCAGGCTGGCACCAAGATTGGCACCGACGCGCCCTTCGACCCCTCGGCTCTCCCTGAGGCGGCTGTCGGTGGCGCTGCAAGCGTATCGCCGCATGTGCTCCCTGCAGTCGCTGCAGGCGCTCGTGCTATTCGCATGGGCAAGTACAACGCCGACCCGGAAGCTGCGGCCAACTACGCCACTCGATTGCAGAACACTGGGCTCGACCTCGCGAACATTCACGAGGCGGCACAGGCGCATCAGAAGGTCATGGCCGACACCCACGGTGAGCTTAAGGCCGCCTTGGACAAGGTCGCTCAGCAGAAGGCTCTGTCTCTGTCTCCCGAAGAGACGAACGCCATGGCTTCCATCCGACGTGGTGACCAGATCACCCCGAAGGACATGGAGCACCTGACGACCGCAACGGCCAATGCTCCCGATGGAGCCAACGCTCACTTCCTCGCTCGCGCGCTGAAGACGGGGCAGCAGGCCGAGGGTGAGGGATCATTCGATCCTAAGACCGGCTGGCAAGGCTCCGCTACTGGCGGAATGAAGAACGTCGTGCGCGGCGTCTTCAACCCTTGGCACATTGGTGGCACGATGGCAGGCCTCGGCGCTCTCGCATTCGGGATGCCTCACGTGTCTGGTGCAGTCGGTGGCGGCCTCATGGGCGGCCTCGGTATCGGCCTTGGTGGTGCGCGTCTCCTCGACAGCGTCACGGGTGGATCACGACCGGCTGCAAACTTCGCCAAGACGTTCGCTGATCACAACGCACAGCTACGGCAGGCCACAACGCCTCCTCCGGTCCCGCAGCAGCCTCCTCCGCTGCCGCAGCCGACCAATGCACCGTGGGGCCCTCGGCCTCCTGCGACTGGTCCTACGGGCCCGCAGGTTGCTCCTCCGGGTGCCCCTCCTGCCCCTGCGCCTCAGTTCAATCCGATGGCGCTGCAGATGCTGAAGAAGCAACTGGCAACACCTCTACCTGGTGCGCCATCGCCCCCGGCCCCTGCGGCCCCTGCTGCCCCGGAGTTCAACCCGATGGCACTGCAGATGCTGAAGCAGAAGCTGAAGGCAGGCTTGCCGCCTGAACCGCAGCCTGAAGCACCGCCACCCCCGGCACCGCCCGCCAAACCGGACATCAGTCCGATGGCCCTCGCGATGCTGCAGAAAAAGCTCAAGGCAGGCCTACCGGCTCCTGAGGCTCCTCCGGCTGAAGCTCCGCCTGCGGCTCCCGCAGCGCCTGAGTTCAACCCGACTGCACTGGCGATGCTCAAGCAGAAGCTGAAGGCGGGTCTCCCTCCCGAACCGGGTGCGGAGAATGCAACGCCTGCTCCTGCGATGAAGATCAGCAAGAGCAACGGCAAGGTGAAGACCGAAGCCCCTAAGGCTGAGGAAGCACCGAAGGCGACACCGTACGAACCGCTCGACGATGCTCAACTGTATCCTGCTGACATCTCTGCGAAGGCTTATGCCGTGCATGAGGCGTCGGCTTACGGAGCAAAGAGCCCGAAGTATCTCGCTAAGGCTGAGCATTCTGCGCAGAAGCGTATCAACGCTGAGCAGACGCTAGTCTCGCAATATCCTGAGTTCTCGCACGCCATCAAGGGACTGGTTCGCCAGCTTCACAAGATTGGCTCTAACTCCAAGGAGCGAGACAAGGCTGTCGACCACTACTCGGCATTTCTATCGCCCGAGGCGGCTTCAGCAGTCCAGAGCGCCTTCAAGTAAGGAAGACTAATGACCGACAAAGTAAGTGAGGGGACTTCGGTCCTCTCGCTTGCGGCGAAGGCTGCGTGGCTCGACGAAGATTACCGCATCAAGATGAAGCTGCGGGACATGCAGCTAAAGCTCGACCGCAAAATCGACCCACAGAAATTCAAACGCACAGGCGTCCCCAACGGTTCTACTCGCGCGAAAGCCGAGAAGAAGTGGGCGAAGGCTCGTGCGCTTGCAGACAGGTTTATCCAAATCATGACCGACACTGGCCAGCTTGCCCCCGAGGAGGATCGTGTCCTCAGCGAGAACGGCGAGTGGATCACCATTCCCAACGACGACGCTGGGATGGCCAAGGCGGCCCTTCGTGAGTGCTTTGTGCTCGCTGTAGGACCGACCGAACAGAAGACCAAGGTATCAGCCATCAACACCGTGCTCGCCTACACCAAGAGCAAGCCCGAGAGCAAATCTAAGCTGACACTCAGCAAGGCCGAGGACTTCCTCGACGAGATTTCAGGTGACTGAGCTTTCCGACAAGCAGAAGGCGGCGCGCAAGCGCCTCCTCGACGACTTTGAATTCTATGCCGCCAAGTGCGTGAAGATCAGAACGAAGAAGGGCAAGATTGCTCCGCTCGTGCTGAACCGCGTGCAGAAGCGTTTCTTGAAAGAAGTTCTGGAGCAGTGGGAGAAGACAGGCAAGGTTCGCTTCGTCGTCCTCAAGGCTCGACAGCAGGGCCTCTCCACCGTCATCTCAGCATTCCAGTATTGGTGGTTGTCTCAGCGCAAGGCCCAGAAGGGTCTCGTTATGGCGCACGAAGGCGACTCCACGACGACGCTGCTCGATATGTATCGGCGCGTTCACGACAACGTCCCTTACATCGTCCGTCCGTCGACGAAGTATCTCTCGCGTAACGAGTTGAACTTCGACAAGCTCGACAGCGGCATGCGCGTTGCCACGGCAGGCGGCCGAGGTATCGCTCGCGGCGAAACGCTCACGTTCGCTCATCTCTCTGAGGTGGCGTTCTGGCCCGTCGCATTCGCCAACACAAACTTCAACGGTCTAGTGCAGGCCATCCCAGAAGAAGACGATACGTTCCTCTTCCTGGAGAGCACGGCACAAGGCGTGACCGGCAAGTTCTACGAGATGTATCAAGGCGCAGTTCGCCGCGACCATCTATGGAACGGGTACGAGGTGTTTTTCAGCGCATGGTTCGAAACGGATGAATACCGTGAGACCGCGCCCGCAGACTTTGTGCGAACACCCGAAGAAGAAAAGATGCTGGAGCTTCACGCTCCGCTTCTGAACTCCAACGACCAACTCTATTGGCGACGAAAGAAAGTCGCGACCAGCGGCGTTGAGCTGTTCAAGCAGGAATACCCGTCGACCGCCGATGAAGCCTTCCTCAGCACAGGCCGACCTATCTTCAACTCCGAGAGCCTCAACGAACGGCTGCAGAAAGCCAAGGCCAAGCCTGCGCTCAAGCAGATGACCGTCGCCGTCAAGTATGACCAGAAGACAGGCAAAGCCCTGCCTCTGCGTGTGCTTGAAGAAGACCGTCGTGGCGAGCTTCTGATCTACCACGAGCGTTCATCGACCGAAATCTACACCATTGGTGCTGACGTCGGCATGGGCATCCGTGGTGGTGTGAAAGGTAAGAAGGAAGGCGACAGCAGTGTCGCGCAAGTCCTCGACAGCAAGCGAAGGCAAGTGGCCGTCTGGCGTGGAATCATCCATCCCGACGAGTTCGCGAAGGTCCTTATCGCTCTCGGCTATCACTACAACAGCGCCACCATCGCTCCTGAGCGCAACAACCACGGTCTGGTGACATGCGTCGCCCTGCGTGATGCGAACTATCCCTACCTCTACACAGAGCAGCCTGAGGGCACTTTGGACGAGAAGGACAGCATCAACCTCGGCTTCTTCACCAGCGAGCGGACCAAGCCCCTGATCATCGACAAGCTGCGCGAACTAGACCGCGACGGCGGCATCGAGATCAACGACCCCACGACCCTTGCCGAAATGATGACGTTCGTCGTCACCGAGGCCGGGAAGATGGAGGCCGAGGGTGGCACTCACGACGACACGGTCATGGCGCTCGCAATCGCAGCGTACGTCTCCGAGGACGTGTGGACGCCGGTCGAAGTCACCGACGACTATTACGTTCAAGCCATCTAACAAAGGAAACCTATGGCGACAACTCGCCCCCTAAGTCCCGAGGATATTGTCGCCCGGGTCTCCCAGAAGCAGATGACCGCTTCAGGCTTCTACGACTCGCGACTGGCGCTTGAGCGCACGCGGGTCACGAAGTATCTGAACGGCGAGCTACCCCGGCGCACCAACGAAGGCTCGTCCTCGTACGTGGCCAGCGACGTCTACGACAGCGTCGAGATGATGCGCGCTCAGTTGCAGGAGGTCTTCTCCGGTGGCGAGCAGATTGCGCAGTTCGATCCCGACCAGTTCATGAATGCTGCCAACTGTCGCGTTGCGACCGAGGCGGCCCGCTACGTCATCTATCGTGAGAACGATGGCTTCAACATCTTCGGCAGCGCAATTTACGATGGTCTCGTAGCCCGCGCTGGCGTTGTGAAGGTGTTCTGGGAAGAGAAGTTCAAATACTCGGACGAAGAGTTCGAGGGCATCAGCCACGACGACGCGCAGGCTCTCGCCTCACACGACGAGGTCGACACCTTCGACGCCGAGGAGCAGCCTGACGGGACCTTCAAGGGAACGCTCACGCGCAAGCAGGACATCTCCAAGGTCACCATCGTTCCTATTGCTCCCGAAGAGTTTCTCATCGAGAGCATCGCGACATGCATCGACAAGGCCGTCTATTGCGGTCACCGCACGCCGAAGACGAAGGCTGAGCTTATCGAGATGGGTGTAGACCCGAAGCTCGTGGCCTCCCTCCCGGCCGATGACGCTCGGGCTCTGATGTTCTCTCCTGAGGTTCTGGCGCGCACTTCGCCCACCCGGCAGAACGACGTCTCCGACGACCCGATCCAAGACGAACTCGAATACATCGTCTACTTTGAGAACTTCGTGCGTATGCAGATCGACCCCAGCAAGGGTGTCCGTCTCTACAAAATCTGCATCGCTGGCGACAAGCTGCTCTATCCGCCTGAGGAAGTCGACAAGGCTCCCTTCATCGCGTACGTGCCGCTGCCGGTCTCGCATGTGTTCTACGGCAACAACTTCGCACAGCGTGTGATCCATACTCAGAACGCCCGCACGGTCCTATTCCGTGGCGTCTTGGACCACACCGCCATCACGACTAACCCGCGTTGGGCTGTGGTCAATGGCGGTCTAATGAACCCACGTGAACTCTTAGACAACCGGCTTGGTGGCGTCGTTAACGTCAGGCGGCCGGATAGTGTGCAGCCCTTCCAGCAGGCCAACCTGAACCCGTACGTCTTCAACGTGCTGGGCATGCTGAACGACAACAACGAGAAGTCCACGGGCATCTCTGCGCTGTCGCAGGGCCTCGACAAGAGTGCCATCTCGACCCAGAACTCCAAGGGTCTTGTGGACACGATGATGAAGGTAAGCAGCATCCGCCAGAAGATCATGGCGCGCAACTTCGCTTACAACTTCCTCGTCCCGCTGATGCTTGAAGTCGTGCGTCTGCTCATCCTGAATCATCAGGACGAGAAGATCATCGAGATAGCTGGTCAACCGATTGGGTTCACTCCCAAGCAGTGGACTGAGCGCACCTCGTGCACCGTGTCAGCTCACCTCGGTTATGGTGAGAAGGATCAGGCCGCTATGGACCTCATGCAGGGCTACGAAGCCATGGCAAAGGACCCCGGCTTGGGTGGCATGTTCGGTCAGAAGGGCCGGTTCGCCATGCTCAGCGACATCGCGAAGCTCAAAGGCTTCACGAACTTCAACTCGTATCTCGATCCCAACGCACCGCCTCCGGGTCCCGACCCGATCAAGATGGGTGAACTCCAGGTCAAGCAGCAGACTGCAAAGACTGCTCAGGACGCACTCACCATCAAGCAGGCAGATGCCAGCCGACTGTTCGCCTTGGATCAAACCAAGTCGCAGCAGCAGGACCAGCAGCTTGCTCTGGCCGCCGACAACCAGTCCCGCACGAACGATAGGCAGGATGCAGACACTCGTGCTCGCATTCTCCAAGGCGCTCAGCAACTGGCTTTGGAGGAGGACAAGATCAACAAGGACCATGAAGCCAAGATGAAAGCCGCATCACGACCAGCGGCTTCCAAGGCAGCTTAAGGACTAAATGGACGACGCAACGATCCTCGAACTGGGAGGCTTCTGTACGGAGCTTCTCAGTTCGGAGGCGTTCGCGGCGCTCACTGCAATGTATTCCCAGCAGTGCGCCACGGACATCCTCAACACCGACCCAAAGAACGCCAAAGAACGCGAAGGCATTTATGCCGCCTACCAAGGTTTCTCAGGCTTCCTCGCGCTGACGCAGAAGTTCTCTGCCGCGCACACCAAACTAACTGAACAGAAGACGTCAGAGACCACCCACGAAGTCGACGAGTTCGACCATGAGGGCGTCCACGACATCTATAGGAATGACAACGACTGATGACGACGGCTATCAACGCTAACGACGCCGCATTGCACGTGGAATACCCGGAAGAGATCAACGATGACGATTTCGTTGCTGCTCTCCTTGGCGATGGTGATCCCGAAGAGGGTGACGACGCTTCTGCAAAGAAGCCATCGAAGAAAGAAACCGAAGCCGACGAAGACGAAGAGAACGCCAACGACGCCGAGAACGAGCCCACGGACGAGGACGCTGAAGACGAGCCATCCGAAGACGAGGAAGAGAACGAAGGCGACGAAGACGAAGAGAACGACAAGGACGAAGACGACAAATCGAAGCGCAAGTTCGCCGATGACAGTGACGAGACGTACGTCAAGGTCAAGGAAGGCGACACTGAGCATGAGGTTAAAGTCTCCGACCTGAAGCGTCTCTTTGGTCAAGAGGCTGCTCTCACCCGCAAGTCGCAAGAAGTCGCCAGTGAGCGCGAGGTCGTAAACGCAAAGCGGACAGAGAATGTCACTGCGTACAACGCCCTCCTGCAGCGTGCGACTGCGCGAGCGGACAAATACCGCGCTCTGCCGTGGACCCAGTACATGAAGGACCCGAATATCCCCGCTGAGCATCTGCAGGAACTCACTGCAGAGGCGAACGAGGCTATTCAGGAAGAGACGTTCCTCAAGAACGAACTCACCTCCTACGTCGAAAAGATCACTGCTGAGCAGAAGGAAGCAGCGAAGAAGCAGTCAACTGAATGCCTGAAGGCTCTCAAGAACCCTGAGAGCCCGACGTTCATCAAGGGCTGGAATGACGCGGTCTACGCGGACATTCGTAACTTCGCAGTTGAGCAGGGCTTCGACGCAAAGGTCGTCACGTCCCTCAACGATCCCGCTGCTTTCAAAGTGCTGCACATGGCGATGCAGTTCAAGAACGGCACGAACAAGGTCTTGACCAAGAAGGTGAACAAGACCCCGACGCGCATCGTGAAGAACTCCGCATCAACCCCCGCAGTGCGCGACAGCGCAAAGAAAGTCACGGCCAAGTCGGCTGTGCAGAAGGCTAAGCAGTCCGGCTCTCAGTCAGACGCGGCCGACGCATTCCTCGCCATGTTTGATGGCGAGTAACACACCACTACATTTGCAGAAGAGACTACATTTCTAATGGCTCAGTTCCAGACTTATCAGATGGTCGGCATCAAGGAAGACGTTGCCGACGTCATCACCAACCTCTCCCCGCGCAAGACGCCCTTCATGTCGAGCATTGGCTCGGAGAAGATCACCCAGCCGCTGTTCCAGTGGCAGGAAGATACGCTGCGCGCACCGGCTCAGAACGCTGCGGTCGAAGGAGCGGACCCGACCTTCATCACCGTCTCTCCGACCACGATGAAGTCGAACTACACGCAAATCTTCACCGAGGCGGTCACCGTCTCCGACCGTGCCGACGTCGTCTCGACCTACGGCCGGAAGAAAGAGTTCGCTTACCAGATGGCCAAGACGGCTGCTGCGCTTAAGCGTGACGTGGAAATCGCCTACATCGGCCTCGCCGGTACCAAGGCTGCGGGCAACGGCACGACCGTCCCCTCGACCCTTGACTCCGCTCAGGTCCAGATCGCCAGCGCCAACATTGTCCGCACCGCTGCGAACGATGATCCGCTGACCGAGCAGTTCCTCGTCACCGCGCTGCAGGCCGCGTACGTCAGCGGTGCTGAGCCGTCCCGCATCATGGTCACCCCGACGAACTCGGTGACGCTGGCGGGCTTCGCTGCGGCTGCTGGTCGCTACCGGACCCTCTCGGGCTCCGACGCGAAGAAGCTGGTCAACGTGGTCAACCTGTATGTCTCGCCGTTCGGTGAGCAGAAGGTCGAGATCAATCGCTGGCTGCGCACCGAGAACACGCTGGTTTACGAACCCGACATGTGGACGAAGCCGACCCTTCGTCCGTGGGAGCGCAAGAACCTCGCGAAGACCGGTGACAGCACCAAGGCCATGTTGCTGGGCGAGTTCTCGCTCAAGCACAAGAACAGCCTCGGCTCTGCGCTGATCGTCCAGAAGACCTCTGGCTTCTAAGGTCCAACAAATGGGGGCACGGGTAATTCCGTGTCCCTATTTTTGCTTTTGAGAATATGTCCAAAGAAACTTTCTACGAAGAACCCGTCCTCCTCGACACGCTTGTAGCCTTCGACGAAGACCGCTCCACCAATGAACTGATCATTAAGCGGACGCAGGAAATCCCCGACGAATTCCTGACCAGTCTGCAACATGAGCGCCTTGATAGCATCGCCACCCCTGCGGGCGAGATGCACAGGGTGGCCTCTATCCCTGTCGAGGTCGTTGATGACCTCCTCCGCACATACGGCTTCGACGTGATGACCGCTCCCGCACGAGAGACCCTCTCGATGCTGCGACGTTACGCGCTCGACAAATTCATCACGACCAACAAACGCATCTAAGGAAACCCTGTGACCCTCGGTGAACTGAAGGCCCAATTCAAGGCGCTGTTGAACAACGGCATCGTCAACAACAACGCAGCATTGGTCTCGACCTTCGTGAACCAAGGCATCCAGCGCATCCAGCGTGAACTCCGTGTCCCGTTCATGGAGAAGCAAATCCTGTACACCATCCCTGACAGCTACACGAAGCTGGGCATCCCCAGCGACCTCTTGCAGCTTATCTCGATCCAAGTTGACCGAGACGGGGATGGTGTCCTCGAATACGAACTCCAGCGCGTCGATCTGAACCGCGTCATGGGCGCGTCGCAAGACGTCGGCCCTCCCTCGATCTACGCGCGCCAAGGTGCCGCTTGGTTTCTGGGACCTCGGCCCCTCGTGGGCGACAAAGTCCTCATCACCTATTACTGCGAATTCCCCGCGCTTGTGGCCGACACGGACAGCAACACGATGTCCAAGGTCGCATGGGACGCTGTGGTCTACGCCGCCCTCGTGGCCGCCTCCTCGTATCTCAATGACGAGCGCAAGGCCGGGTTCGAGCAAGACTTCCAGCGCATCATGGCAACCCTGCAGGACCAAGCGGACAGCGACGAGTTGACCGCAGATGCCGCAGTGCGCCCTGCGCTTTACTTTGACCGAGGTGATGAATGGTAAACCCGACGCCCACCAGTTTCTACACTGATGGCACGGTCTATGACGAGGCAGAGGTGGTCACGAACGACCACCCGTCCTCCTCCGTCCCCAGTACTGCTCCGACTTCCTTCTACCCTGATGGCAATCTCTACGACTACCTGTCGCAAGAGAGCGCCGTCCTTGCGGAGCTTGACGCCCTAGCCAACCAGGTGCGCTCTGACAAACTAGCTTCTGATGCCGACGCCTCCGCTGCGGCGAATAGCGCTTCAAACGCCGCAACATCTGCGGCGAATGCTGCTGCGGCTTTGCAGGCTTCTGCAGGCACGGCTACGCCCCTCATTGCTGGAACGGCGGCTGTTGGCACGAGCACCAAATGGGCCCATGAGGACCACGTGCATCCCAAGGACACCACGCTCGCCTCGGTGAGCTACGTGGACACCAAGGTCGCTGCGGTGGTCAACTCCGCGCCTGCAACGCTCGACACGCTCAATGAGTTGGCCACTGCGCTCGGCAACGATCCGAACTTTGCGACGACTACGGCGACGCAGATTGGCCTCAAGGCTCCTCTGGCGTCTCCTGCCCTAACAGGCGCGCCCACGGCCCCGACTCCGACCGCTGGTGACAACAGCACGAAGATTGCGACCACGGCGTACGTCACCACCGCGCTGACGCCGTATCGCACGGCTCTTACGGCGAACACGACCTACTACGTCCGCACGGACGGTAGCGATAGCAACACAGGCCTAGCGAATACTTCTGGCGGCGCGTTCCTTACGCTTGCTAAGGCCATGACTGTTGCTGGTGCCCTCGACTGCCTGTCGTACCAACTCACCATCTCTGTGCAGGCGGGCACCTTCACAGCGCCTGTGTCGCTCCCGCGTGTCGTAGGCGCGTTGCCTCCAATCCTAACAGGTGTGGGCTCCACGACGTTCATTAGCATCACCGGCCCAAGCCCTGCTGTCCAGAACATCGCAGGGACGCCGTGGATCGTTCAGAACATGAAGCTTGCCTCCACGGCCGGCGACGGTCTCCACACGGAGTTGGGTGGCTCCATTCAGTTCCAAGGCATTGAGTTCGGGGCTTGTGGTGGCAACGGTCATATCGTCGCATACGCACAGAGCACGATCAAATGCCTCGGTAATTACTCCATCTCCGGGAGTTCACTCAGCCACTTCCAGTGTGTTGGGTACATTGACTGCGCCAATTTCACCGTGACATTCCTCGCCAATGTCAGCTTCGGAACGGCCTTCGCCTACGCTGCAACGCCGAACGGTTATCTGCGCGGACAGAGCAACACGTACAGTCTAGGAAGCTTCACTGTTACGGGGCCTCGATATTTCGCTCAGTGGAACGCCCTTCTATTTACAGGCAGTGCAGGTGCCACCTACTTCCCCGGCTCTACAGCAGGCTCGACCCTATCAGGCGGCATCTACTCCTAAGGAAATACTCTATGACCGCACTGAACCGCGAGGCGAGCATCAGCAAGACGCTCACCTACGAAGGCGGCTACACGAACAACAAGAATGATCCAGGTCACGCGACCAACTGGGGCATCACGATTGCCGACGCTCGCATGTACTGGAAGCACGACGCTTCCCCGTCCGACGTCAAGAACATGCCTCGGTCAGTCGCCGTCGCCATCTATCGCTTCAAGTATTGGGGCGCTATGGGCTGCGATGATCGTGCGTCCGGTCCCGACTTCGTTGACTTCGACTTCGGCGTCAACAGCGGCGTCTCACGGGCTCTCAAGCTCCGAGATAAGCTCGACGCACAGAAGCTCTCGCCTATCAACTACGTGAAGGCCCAAACCCGAGCTCGCATGTCCTTCCTGCAGAACCTCCGCACATGGCAGTTCTTCGGGAAGGGCTGGGGCCGCCGCGTCGCTGACGTGCAGGCCACTGGCGTCCGCATGGCCGTAGAGGCCGCAGGGAAACCTGTGGGACCCTCAATGGAGCGTCGGGCTGCTGAGGCCGCGTCCAAGGCAACCAAGCACACTGCAGGCGCTACGGCGACCGCAGGCTCCTCGCCCATCTTGGCGCACCTCGGCTCTCTCGACACTTCGACCGAGGTTGGCTTGTGTGTCCTCGGGCTCGTTGTGGGCTTCGGCCTTCTCTATTTCATCTGGCACGCCGTGCACAACTCGCACCTCGCTGCCGCCTACAAGGACCAAATCCCATGCGAGCCTATCTCGCTGACCTCTGGGCCCGAATTGAAGTCCGATGGCACGCTATCGCCATCCTCCTCCTCGCCGCAGCCCCCGGCATCCTCGACTGGCTCGGCGTCATCGACCTCAAGCCCATCCTTATGCACGTTGTGTCAGAGAGCGTTGCCGACCTGATCGTCGGTTGCCTGCCCTTCGTGCTCGCCTTCGTGCGACCGATGCTGGCCGTTACGCCTGCCACCACGCCTCTTGAGGAAGACGAATGAACTTCCTCTGGGGCTTAGTGCTTAAGCTCCCGCAGTTGCTCTTGGGTCTCTTCAACAAGGCCCAAGACACTGCACAGGTCCAAAGCAACAACGCCAAAGACGTCACCGTCGCCGCACTATCGGCAGACACTGCGCACTTCGCTGCAGTGAAGGACGTGACGATGGCGATGTTCTCGCACCCCATCTTCTGGGTCGCGTGGGGCCTCGGGGTCTTCCCCGTGTTGAGCTATCACTCACTCATCTTCTTCGTCAGCACGTTCCCGTATCTGTGGCAGTGGGCCACAGGTATCGACGCGGCACATGCTGTCCTCCGGGTCCCTACGGAGGAGCTTAGCTATGGCCAGATGGTCGTCGGCTCAGTCTTCACCCTCACAGGGGCGTCAACTCTCGTAGCCGGGCTCACAGCCGCATGGACCAAGAGAATCTAATGGACACCGTAACCACTGCAGGCGCGGGCGTGATGGTCACCGCTCCTCTCTGGATCGACACGCTCAATCCGTACGTCCAATTCACTGTAGCCGTCCTCGGCGGCATCTGGATCGCGACCAAAATCGTCACCACCATTTACTCTACGTTCTTCAAGAAGGACTGATGTCTCAGAAAATGAGCGAGGGCTTCGGCACCTCGCAGGTCGCAGTAACGACTGCGGCTACCAAGGTTGTCCCCGGCGCGTCCGGTCGAGACACCGTCACTCTCTACAACACGGGCTCCGCTACGGCCTACGTTGGCAACAACGCGAACGTCACGGTCTCCACAGGCTTCCCCATCATCGCTGGTGCGGCACTCGTCATGGAATCTACGATTGACATCTACGCCATCGGCGCAGCGGCCACGACCCTCGCAATCCTGCAGGAGGGCTAATGGCTAAGCTCATTCTCCCGGGGCAGTCACCGGCGCTCCTTTGGGACACCTTCGATTTCATTGGCGACAGCCGCTGTGACGCGATTGTTTCGGCTATCGGCGGTAGCGGTCGTGGCACTGAGGCGAACCATTGGTTTCCTTGGGTCCGCGCGCTGAGCAATCACAAGTACAAGCTTGGCCTCACGCTGGGCATCTCGGGCAAGACCCCGGATCAGTACATCAACACCAACCTCTCTCAGGCGCTCGCGAGCAAGTCAGGCTGGCTTGTGTTCGACAAGCCGATGGTCAACGCGCTCGCTGCGGTCCCGAACGCTGGCGTATTCCCCTACACCAACACGGACGGCATCGTAGTCACAGCGACCAACGTCGCTCAGGTGTCGGTCAACGCTATCATCGCGGCTGCCAACAAAGCTCTTGCGCTTGGTAAGCGTGTGATCATCACGGCTGAGCCGGGCTCGACCGGGCTCGCTGCGGCGCTGGTTGCTCAGGCTTTCCTAGGCTCGGATATGCTGAAGGCGTGGTGCGACGTGACGCCGAACGCTACCTTCGTCGATCCGCGACCCTTCATCTACAACGCGACAAGCTCAGCGACGGCTATCGCCTTCAAGGCAGGTTACTCCAGCGACGGCACGCACGCTTATCCGGCGATGGCGTTTGCTGAAGCGATCAACGTCTGGAAGCCCCTGCTCGATCCTGTCGTCCTAGGTAGCATGGGCGGCCCATCGAACATCGCGATGGTCAACTCGACCTACAGCCGCGAGCTGTTCGCCAACCCGCTGTTCAATACGCTGACTGGTGGCATCCGCACGACCATCGGGGGCACAGGCAACATACCTGGTGGCCTCACCGTCACTGGTCCCGCAGGCTCCACGGTCAACGTGACCTCGGTAGCCAACGCCAATGGCCTCGGTAACGATGTGACGTTCGCGATCACCACGACGGGCGCAGGGACCGTACAGTTCCTTATGGCACAGCCTGCGAACGGCCTCTGGACGCTCGCCAGCTATCTCACGTGCGGCGTCGATGTTGACGTGACGGCGGGCGCCTCAAACGTGGCTGTCCCGTATCTCACCAACGCCATTGGCACGGTGGTCTCTGGCTCGAACGTGGGTGCGTCTACGTACGACATGTACTCCAACGTCGCTTCGTGGGTGAGCCCTGCCTCAGCCTACTCTATGAGGCTCCGTACGCCGAAGACGCAGCCCTCTGCGCTTCTGCCCGGCTCGACGGCTCAGTGGTACACGCAGATGCTCCTCAACGTAATCTTCTTCGCCGCAGGCACCATCACCATCACGCTGCGCCTGCCAACCTTCAAGCAGGGTCTGGTCTACGCCAACGGCGCATTCTCCGGCTAACACAAGGACCCCCAATGGCTCTTGATCTCTCCAAACTCACTGACGCGATCACCCGCGTCGCCTCTCTGGCGGCCGACCGTGACGCAGCCAAGGCCGCTCAGGCGGTTGCTGAGGCTTCCGTAGCTGCGGCCCAGTCCGACATCGACGCTCTCACGGCCCAACTGGTGGCGGCTGTTACCAGCCCTGCGGAGGCCGTAGGACTCGTTGCGGTCGCTGCGGCTCTAGTTGCCCCGGCTCCCGTTGTGGACGTCCCTGCGCCCGCCCCTGTGGCTCCTGCGCTGCCCCTCGGCCCTGTGGTCCCCGTGGCCACCTTCCTCCCGGGTGATCCCCGGGCCCCGAAGGCCTAAATCGAAAAATACCCCCAAGAATCCCGTAATGGGTTCCTTGGGGGTTTTTTGCGTCAGTGCAGTTCTTCGCACTCGGTATCGACAGTCTGCTCGTCGATGATCTGCCAGCTATCGTTGCTGTCGGCTGTATCGAAGGCCTCGTCTCGGGACGCAGCGTCAACCACAGCGTCCTCTACGATCCTGCGCCAACGGATGACGCGGTAGCGGTGGGTCTCACTCATGCGGCCACCGCCGTCACGTAACGCAGTTTCATTTGCTTGTCGGTCTTCCACTTGTGTGGGTAAGGGTAATCGGAGGTCCGCTTGTTGCGGTCCCAGAAGAGACGGCGTGCACAGTCGACTGCGATCACCGTGAACTTGATGTGGCTTCCACCGGCCGCCGTAGACCCGGGGTCCCCAAGCTGCCATTGGCGCACAGGGTCGAGTTGGTCCCAGTTCTCAGCGACATACTTCGACATCGCGTCGTACTCGTGGTCGGTCATCGGACCATCGTCGAGCACGTAATACATGTAGGCCGCGACGATGATCTTGCGGGCTGCGAGGTCGGGAGCTAACCCCATTGGTCAGGCTTCGGAGGTTCGACCAACGCCGCCCAATGGGTGTAGGCGAGTTCTGGATGCTCCAGCCAGACTATGATGCTTGTGCTCATGCGATCGACAACCCACTGATGGCTGTCGTCACGCCAGAGCCACACACGCTCGCCACGCGGCGGGTGGTTGTCCTTGGTGAGTTTGTGAACTGTCACGCTGCTAGGGAAATGATTTGTGCTTGAAACTTCTGTTGAGGTTGCCGGTCGTAGCCTTCAGGACTGCGCATCTGCTCTTTGATGCGGTCAGTGCGCGCAGGCTGCTGGAGCTCAAGGATACGCTCCATCAGCTTAGGCACGCTCTCCTCGGGGATGATCACCTCGTTGCAGCGAACCAGCGGCGCAGCGAAGTGCGCTAGGTCTTCGATGCGGGTGATCTTGTTCTCGGTAAAGCAGGGCTTGGCGTCAATCGCATTGAAGCCCCAGTCGATCCTTCCGTGCTCCTGAATGAACACCTCGCGGCCCATGGCCTGCATGACGATCATCGGAAGCTCGTAACCCCGATCACGAGCAGCGCGCTCGTATTCGAATTCGGACATCCGCGACATGGCGTAGAGGTTCATGCGCTCGTGCTGCATCGCCAGCCGCATACGGCCTTGGTAGTAGTCCTGCTCGGCGCTCAGCTTCCAGCCTGCTTGCTGCAGGCGGTATGTGTTGGTCTCCCATCCCGCCCACTCAATACGAATGGGACGGGACAGGAGGCGGGCGTCACCCGATGTCGCGGAGGAGAACGCCATACTCGTCGCGCAGGTTGGAGACGATACGCTCGGCGTCAGCAATCTGCTTCAGCTTGGCCTTGATCTTCGACTTGGCGGCAGTCGCCTTCTCGTCGCTGAGTTCTTTGAGAGCCTCAGCTTCGACCTTCTTGATGTCAAACATGGGAATCCATTTTCCAGAGGTTGATGAAGTCCAGCGTAAACGCGATGGGCGCGTTGACGAGGTATTCGAGGAGCACAGGCACGGCCACTAGGCACATGAGGAACCTACGGACGCCTTGGCTCTTGATGCGTGGCACCCACGCGAAGCATCGGATCACAGGCGGTCGACCTTGGGACCAGCGAAGCGCTTGGTCACCTTCTTGGTCAGCGGCGTCTCCTGCGGCGTCACGTTGGTGATGACGTTCTCAAGTGGGATGAACTCGACGTTGCCCTCTTCGTCAACCTTGGAGAAGGCCTGACCGTATTTGATCAAGCTCTCTTCGATACGCAGGAGCGCGTCGAGAATCTGCTGGTCGAGAGTGCGCTCGTGGGTCGCTTCGTGTTTACGTTGGCGGTCAGCTAGGGACACAGGTCCTCCATGAATTCAGTGTGGGCCTGCATGATCTTCATCCAGTAGACGAAGGGCAGCAGGGTGAACATTTCGAACGTGAAGAGGTCAGCCTCGTTCACGCGCGGCCTATGGCGTGTATCCAGACGAAGGTGTTGCCTTTGCGCCACCAGCCGGAAGCCAGAAGGCCTTTGACCAACTCAGGGTCTTTGGTGATGATGATCATTGCTGCGGCCGACAACCAGGTATGAGGCTGAGAGGGAAGATACACTCAAGCTCGGGCGTGACGACAGAAGGCTCCTCCGCAACATACGGGATTGGCGTTGGGACAACCTTCGGGCTCGTCTTTGCAGCGACACCACGATGGGAGACAGGCTTGTGCACCGTGGGCTGCTGAGGTGGGTTGAAGGTCGGCACTGTGATCTGAGGCAGTGACGGGATACTCGGCAGCGAAGAGTTCACGGCGGCGTGCTCCTGCCGGATGATCTCCGAAGGGGTCAGACGCACGAGAGAGGAGTAGCTGCAGCTTCCAAGCCAAGCCAGCAGGCCGAAGAGAGGGACGATCAGAAGTTTCTTCATGCAAGCTTGGTGACCTTGTGGCGCTCTACCGGCGTGATGGCGACGACAGCCTTCACCACGTAACAGAAGACGCTGTAGTTCTTCGCGGCAGCAATCGCCTCAGCCTCGCTCTCGTAGGCCTTCGGCACTTCGTCGACAGTGTCGATGAATGCGTCAGTGCTTTCCGGGTCGACGATGACAAAGAATTTGCTCATAGGTTCTTCTCCCAATAGCAGGTGTGCCGGAAGCCCCAAGGGTGCTCCGGGGTGAACATGCGGTAACCGCACTTGATTAGGTTGTTGGCTGACGAAGGGTTGTCGGAGGTGTCGGTGATGATGCCTCGATACCCCAGCCTGCGCGCTTTCGCTTCACGTACTCGGACAAAGCGTCTCTGCAGGCCTTGTCCACGATGGGGTCGTCGGACACCGGCTCTCTTAAGGTAGCCCAAGCCGGGGTCTGCATAGGTGGGCGTGAGGCCGCAGAAACCGGCAAGCTCTCGCCTGCCATCAACTGCGAAAGCCAGCCACCAATGACCGCGAGCCGCCTCCGCTGCAGAAACATTTGGGGCGCTGTCACCGAAGACTTCTTCGTGAAGCTCTCGGATGACGTCGACAATCTCTTCGTCGAGGCCGTCAACCTCACGAACCCGATACGCCAACTAGCAGGCTCGGGTCAGTGATGTCGTCAGCCGTTGCGCGCCGGTAGTCGTTCTTCCAGACGCACACGCCATTAGGCTGGGACGCGAAGTAGCTGTAGCCTACTTCCAATACGAGCCCGTCAGGCGTCACACGGAAGCGATGGGACCCG